ATGAAACTCAACAAATCTACTGTTGATGCTATTCCATTAACTGAAAAAGGTCAAAAAATATATAGAGATGCAGAACTGATCGGTTTTGCTGTTCGGGTAACTAATAAAAGTAAAACCTATATTGTTGAAAGGAGGCATGAAGGTGAACTCTATCGAGTGACAATTGGTAAAACCACCGATATTCCTGCAACAAATGCTCGAGCAAAAGCTCAGATGATTCTGGCGAAAATTTCAAACAATGAATATGAAAAGCCTATCAAATTAAAGAATGTTGCTAATCCTTTAGATATTACAGTGAATGAAGCTCTTCAAATTTATATTGATAGAAATGACTTTAGGCCGAAAACAATTAGGCAATACCATAAATACTTTGATTTATATTTAGGGTGGGGCAACAAAAAGCTTTTCCAGATATCTAAGCAAGAAGTATTGGATCGATTTATTGAGGTATCAGAAGTAAGTGAGTCGTCAGCAAATGGTGCTGTATCTCTTTTAGGTACTTTATGGAAGTATATTCATGTTCTTTATTCAACAGATGAGAACCCGATCCTTAAAAGTAATCCAGTTGACATTATTTCCGTAACAAGAGGTTGGAATAAAATAGCAAGTAGGGATAGACATCTCCATAAAGACATCATTCACAAATATTACAATGCGGTGCTTCATTATGAAGATGAGTTGAATCTGGAAAATACTGCTAGGTCAAACACGCATCGGGATATCGTATTGATGTGCATGTATACGGGATGCCGTAAACAGGAGGCATGTTGTCTAAAGTGGGCTGATGTAGATATTAAAAATGGTACCTTAACTTTTAGAGATACCAAAAATGGTTCAGATCATACTTTTCCTATTGGTGATCATCTACACAGTATTTTGCGTGAACGTTGGTTATTAAGAGAAAACGATTGGGTTTTCCCAGCTACTAAGATGCCTACTTCGTGGAATATGCATGCGACTAAGGTAGATACATTATTGAATAGAGTGGGTAAGGAAGTTGACTATTACGTTTCAATGCATGATTTCCGCCGTACATTTGCCACTATATGCAACCTTTTAAGATTTAATATTTATGTGACAAAAAGACTTCTTAATCACACGGCTAAACCAAGAATTGATGTGACAGGTGGTTATGTTCAAATTCCAGATGAGGAATTAAGAGCTTCGATGAATATGATTGAGGCGGTTTATCAAGGCAAGATTGATTGCTTTAATTACCAATCTGTCTGGGCAGAAAGATTAAAAGAAATAAAGGCGGTCTAAACCGCCTTTAATCAAATAACTAATTTAAGTTTAGAAGGATTTTGTGGCTGTAAATCTAATTGCGTAATTTTATTTAATAGATCTAGAGATATATTTAATTCATTAGCTATATCAATTGCTGAAATTCCTTTTTTACTTAAAGCTTTGAAACATGTATTTAGTAAAGTTGGAACTTCTTTAGGTATTTCATGATCTTCTGACTCTAAAATAGCCTCACCAGTACGCTTCAAATGAATAAAGCCACTACGATAACTTGTTTCATTTAAAAGATCTAAAGATTTAGCTCTATAGAGCAAAGCTGCCTTACTTATTTTCCAATTTGTTTTCATCTCACTTAATTTATTCCAATTAAATCTACCATTAAAGCAATTACGGAAATGAGAAATCATCATTTCTTGTGGAATAAGTAAAGCACTAGCAAATCGATGCGCTTGCGACTCAGTGAGAGTGTCACCTGTAACACAACCATCATGTAGTACAAGATGTCCTAATTCATGAGCTAAATTAAAACGCTGGCGACAAGTACTACTAATTTCGTTATTAACAAAGATTGGTCTTTTAGATGCAATAGAAAGAGCATCGACTTCGCTTGAAACACTTGGAAAAGTAGTTACAAAAATTCCAAGCATTTCAGTCAATTGAGTCATATCGCTAATAGGTCCCAACCCTAAATTAAAATATTTTCTAAATTGAAGCGCAGCATTTTCAATATCTTGAAAATTCTTTACAGATTCAACAGAAGGTATTGAATACTTAGGGAGCCTTAAATTTGCCTCTATAAATTCTACTAACCTTTTTAAATATTCACCCTGAGCGATCACTGATTGCTTTGTAAAAATTTTGGCAGTTTTGTTGCTTCGAAAATTGATTTGTTCTTCTTGTAAAATCGGATGAGAACTGTAAAAAATATCCGTTTTTACATTGAAGAAGTTGCTAAGTACATCAATTAAATCAGGTGTAGGAACAACTTGGTTCATTTCAATTTTATGCAAGAATTGGCGTGACTTACCAACATGAATTGATAAGTCCTCTAAAGACAAATGATTAAATTGACGTAAGAGCCGCAATTCTAGACCATTAAAATAAGTATTCATTTTCTCATCAACTTTTGCCTATTTGCTGTTGAAGATTTACTTGATTCCGCTTGCATCATCTAAATCATCATCAGCTAATAGATCATCAATATTATAGCGTTTCAATTCTGCTGGTTCTGGCAATATAGCCGCTGGATCAAAAATAAATCTAGAAGTCTTATTAGATGTCCAAGCTGTAATCGGCTGTAATTTCTGGTTAAAACCAACAAAAGCGATAAATGTTTCTTCGTCATCAGTTTTAGCTGGAACCAAAATGAATCGCCAAAAAACAGGAACTTTTGAATCAGATTCAAATAATTCTAGATTGTAACTTTGCTTAAAAAAGTTTGGTCTTTTCGGTTTTAAATGATCAGATTCTTTAAAAAAACGGATACCAGGTGTGTTTCCAATTTTAAAGGTGAATTTATTTGAAGAATCTTCTAAATATGTTGGAGATGGGGCATTACCACTACGAATTTCACGAGCAAACCTATTACGGCATCTTCCAAAAATTGCACAACTGATAGTGTAATTATCATCATCTTTTCTACTAAGATCTTGAGTAGTTTGTGAAAAAACTTCTAACATATGGTTAGCAAAAAAGCTTAATGTTTCATCATTCAGTGATGCATCATAATAGCTTGGAGGGGGATTCTTCGATAAATCCATAATTAAGTCCTAAAGAGATTTGGGTAATCAAAATTTATTGCAAATTTTGAAAAGTGTCAACTAAAACTTTTTGCAATTTTAATTATTTGTCACCCAATATTTATCATGGAAACTACAATTATTTCTTAACTGAATCCTTATACAGTTGCAAGTTGCGCTGTATTAAGCACAGTCCTGCTTTGCTCATACTTTAAAACGTCTTTCTTTTTATATGAAACACGTCTTCCAATTTTCGAGAAAGGCAGTGATGATTGATCACAACGCATTCTAGCTAATGTCCAAGGCGAGCAATCTAAATAAAGTGCCACAACCTCTTGAGGAAACTTCTGTTCTTCATTAGCCATTATGAAGCGATCCAAATATTCTTGTTGCTCTGCATCAGATAGATTTCTCAGATCTTTTAACATTTACTCCTCCTTACTTTCCGCTTTAGGGTTTGCCCACCAAAGAACAGGGCCATTTTCTGAATCAAATGCTGCTATTAGAAATAAGCCTTCTTGTGGTGGCTGCGGCTTCCAGTTGGACCAATCACAAAGATTATCTTCTGGAATCTCTTCAATATCCCAATAGTCAAGGTTTTCGATTTTTATAGAAACACCAAGGTTCTTTTGCAGTTGTGCCCATTGTTCTTTTGTATAAAACTCAGCATGCTCTCCAATTGTGTCATGTAGTTCTATATCAGGATGGAACCAGCAGCTATTTAAATCATCCGGTACTTGTGTTGGTTGTATTTGATATTTCATTCCTCAGCTCCATATCCATAAAATAGTTTTGCTTCATCAAAGCTTTTGGTTACAAGAGGGGCAGAACCTTTCTTGTAGCAAATTACTATTTCATCAAATTTAAAAACACGTTCAGCTGTCTTCAAATCAAAGCATTGGTACATAGGTTCACTAAACCAACTTTCTACATAAAATAGATTTTTAATATGATCTTTACGGGAACCGTGCCATTTCTGGACTTTGATCACATCATCGAAAATTTCTAAGAAAAAGTTGTTGCCTTCTTTTTCATGCATTTTTCTATAACGTTCAACAGCTCTCTCAGCTATCTCTTTAGAAGTTGCTGGGGTTTGTTTAAAAGGGCAGTAACCTTCAGGTCGCATTGCAACAGCCCATAATGTCGATTTACTCATTAGCAGCTCCAGATACGTTTGGCACACTATGAAAATGCATCCAGTGAGAAGGTGGGTCATTTTGATAATTTGCCCATACGCTATTTAAATCCTCATCAATAGTCATATAGTCTTGTTCTGGGGTAACATCAGGAGCATCTGCCCAACAAATAAGAACCGATGTATCTAATGGTGGCTCTTCATCTTTAACGCTGATCCAAGTTGGCACCGCCTGAGCTTTGGCTTTTAATTTCCAAGCAAACCATGCTCCATTTATCCATGTAGCAATGGCATTATTTTCTTCTGTTTCATCTACCATTATGTAAACTTCAGAATTATCACCATAGATTAATCTCTCAATCCATTGCTTAACCTCTGGCAGTTCCTCAAATTCACTTCTTAACAAATCTGTCATGCTGCCACCTTTTGATAACTGAATTTCATTGAATTAGAAATGCCACGCATTCGAAGCTGGTTAATAAAACGTTTATCCTTATTCATCCAAACCCGGCAAAATGAAGTAAATCTTTTTTGACAGACTTCATTCATTTCGAAACCTTTTTTTGTTTCTATTAAAGAAATCTTTGCCACTTCTTTGCCACGCTTCATAACGATGTATCCTTTTTTATAAGAAGGATAGAAACCACTTTCGGACATCCAAACAGTGAATGGGTATGACATTGAGTCAGGGATGTACTTCATCATGTTAGAATCTCCAAATAGAATCTTTAAGTTTCGCTTTGAAGAGCAAAGCTTCAGTTTCATTAAGTGATACATTTAAGAAAACTTGGGTTCGTTTACCTATCACAGTAAAAGTTCTAGTTTTGCTGTTATAAATTTGAATCATTGAGGCGACTCCAATAAAAAGTTTCCTTCAACCTCAAGTTCTTTTCTTCTTTTTACAACCAGCTCCATTAGGGGTTCTTGAATACGTTCATCTGCTTCTGAAATATCAATTTCAAGGGCATCTAATGTAGTCAGGTCCTTTGCTTGTCTGATCTTTTCCCCAATAGAAATATTTTCTTTTGATTGACCAGCAATAATGACTAAGTGTTTATTTAACTCAGTTAAAAAAGATTTTTGATCTTCAGAAGACCAGTCTTTCGTTTCCTCAATGAGACTATTAGCTGCATCTGCAGTTTTAGTTTTCTTTAGCTTTTCAATAAGGCCAGCTAAAGGAGACTCAACAGGTTTGTCATTATGGTAACGAGTCCAATTTTCCTCTTTGTTATTGGCCTTCTTCGCAGATTTTTTTGCTTGAGTTGAGTTAATTTCTTTATCTGCTTTGGGTTCAATTGGTCCCAAAACGTTTAGGTTGTTGTCGTCATCTATACTTGTCAAACCTACTTCACCGCTAATAATAGCGTTAAGTAAATTCTTAAACTCCTCACACCAATAAAGTGACTTAACAAATACCCGCAACTCACCGAAATCATGCGATTTACGTTTAATAAATGCATCTGCAGCTGAACGAGTTAGATGGCAATTAACATCTTCCCAAAAATATTTACCATGGCAGATATGAATATTGCGTTCATTCCAATCAGATAAAATGTTTATTTGAGTAGAAGCTTTTACATCGAGGAAAAGTTCATCTTCCTCTTCAATTGCTAAACCATTTAAAGCATGCTTATCTGTAGCTTTAAGAGATTCAAAAAAATCATCAATTGATTTATATGTTGATTCATCATCGGCATCTACAATATTAGTGATTTCTACAGAATCACTAGCCGGATCTAAACCCCAAACAATCTTTTTTTCTTGAACAACAAAAATTGGTGAATCAGTACCAGCGTTATCTTTTTCCCAAGAATTTTTGAGTTGTTGGGTAAACTCCGCCCATGTTTCAGGCGTAAATAGAGTAGGTTTCATAGTTGCTAACCTTTAAATATTTTGAAGCGCTTTACGCAAATGTGGGTCAAGGTCTTCTTTATTCAGGAGCCATGAGATATATGGGCGCGGTAATTCTTTAAGAGGCGTTCCTTTGTGTTTACCCCATGTCATTATTTTGGGTAAACGTACAGCTTCAGACATGAGAAATAAGGAGTTCAAATCTTTAATTCCCAGTCGTTCAATTAGAGCTATTAGGATAATCCCAGTAAAATAAACATCCGCCCGTGCTGAATGTGCATGTCTTAAATGCTTACGTGCTTCTTCACGGTTACTCATTACGAAATAGTACAGAACAGCTAATTTATGACTTGGCAAATCAGGCCATACATCCCTTGCTAAAGCTAAAGTACAAATTGTTTTTGCCTTAATTGCTGGTCCACATTTATTTAGAGCTTTAATGTCGTAATCAATATTGTGGCCGACAATGAATTCTACACCTTCAGGTAACCGGAACGCTTCACAGCTTGGTTGACCTTCAATATCCGCTTCAATAATGTTGTGTACAGCCATTGCTTCTAAATCAATTGGTTCAGGACAAGAGTAGAAACGGTTAAAAGCCTCATCTTTATGAACTAATAATTGACCATTCTCTAAGCTAAAAGGTGTATACGCGATTTCAATTGGATAACCATTTAATTTATTGGTTTCAGTATCTAAAATAATTGCTTTCATCGATCAGGCACCAGTTAGCTGTTAGGCCAGCAAAAGCCGCAGTTGTGACATTCCCATTGAGCACCAGAGCCAGAATGACTAACACCTAAAGTGCATTTGTCATTAGTACATCTTGGACATGTTCCATAAATCACGCGAAAAGATTTAATAACTAACATAAATATCCCCAACTAGCGTGTACCAAGAAAACCACGACGTTTTTTATAATCTTTACGATCCGGTGAGGGGATGTGCGTTCTACTAAGGATTTGATCTAACTCACGACCTCTACGATATTTAATTTCGGTTTGTAAATTACGTAGAATCCACTCTTTTGTATCTAACGTATATTGAGAAACAGGAGTTAATTCACCAGCTTCATCAATTGTATAAACGCGAGTTAAAGTGTGATTTGCTGCATAAACCGTATGGCCTAAGCGTACTTTGTATAAACCACGCTCTTCATCTTTCCCCTTAAACTCGCGGAAAGATTTATTGTTTGTCGGACCATTTGGGCTATTGTTATAACGTCTAGAGCCACGAAGGAAGTTAGTGTTCATTCGGCACCACCTGATTTAACAACACGTACTTGAACTTCAATTGGTTCATCTGAGTTAAATTGATGCTGCCATTGTTTTGTTTTTTGCTCACGTACTTGAGCCTCTGCATCACATGCATAAATAAATGCAACAGCTATTGCACTAACTACGAGGAAGAGTAAAACATACGGCCATTTACTATCTTTTTTAAACTTTAGATCCTCTGCTGATGGATGCTGATAAAGTTTAGAAGTAGCTGGTTTATTTGTTTTATTCCCGCTAAGTTCAGGCACGAAACAAATAGGTGTAGATGGGGCAGATTGACTGTTTATATATTTCTGATTCATAATAATTTGCCTTGATACGTACAGTATTGGTAGAAAAAGCCTCGATAGCCGTCCAAAGTCATTGAGGCTTTTTCATTTGTGTTAGTTCAGCGTTTACAGAGATTAACGAAGGTTTATATCTGTACTTAAAACTGTTCTTTTTAATGCGCTCTTCATCAATAAAGTCTTTCGCATTAATTTTTGTGATTTCTAAGTCCTTCCAATTAGGAAAGTCTTCACTTGTATATTGAACAAGACGACCACAAGCCATAGCTCGCAATGCCTCTGTAACGCTAATTAAGCCTTGTTCATCTGTAACTTTGTTCAGGTTGTTATCCATGAGAGATTACCTCTGGACGTTTGCGTCGTATTGGTTGAAAAAAGCCCCGATAGCCTTCAAAAGTTTTCAGGGCTTTTATTATTTTTTAAGATTTAAATGACCCAATTCGTACAGGGTTTTCAGGAAGTAAAGCTATTACTTCTTCTTTGAAATCTTCAATAATTTCATTACGTAATAACTCTTCTTTGACAATTTGAATAGCAAACTGAGGTGTGCTGCCAGAGCTATTCACAATTAAACGTAATTTGATTTCTCGTTCTGCAAGACCTAAGTAAGCTGAATCTTGGATGGTGAAATAAGCCGGTAATACGCCTTTTTTAGCAGATGCTGCAATTTGGGCCATTTCAGATTGAACCTGACGTGTGTTTTCTACTTCAGCGTTACTAGTAGTCGATGCTTCAATTTGCATATTTCGTACTGCAACAAGGGCATCTTTAATATCAATGACATTATTATTTTCATCAAATGCATTAAGTACTTGAGCCCAATCTTCAATGAAAACAGCAAAGTTGCGTTGATCTAATTTATTGTCTTTAAGTTGATTCAACTTTTTCCATACAACAGTTGATTCTAAACATAAAGAAGCTAAGTAGTCACAATGGCCTTGGGTTTGTCCTTCGCCATGGAAGTTAAGAACTGCAATAGCTTTTACGTCATTTTGATTAACAAAAATTGGTGTATCTTTACCGCCTTCTGCAATTACAAAATCCTTAAAGTCATTAAATGTTGGTGTAGTAAATTCCCCATGAGGACGGAAGCGAGCTTCCATAAATTTTTCAGCAGCTACAACGCTATAGTCATGATGCAAAGCTACAAGCTGACCACGCTCAAGTTGAATTACAGGTTTAGCTAAACCTAGAAATTTTTCGATTTCGATTTTTTCTGACATGAAGGTCTTTCCTTTAGTTGAGTAAAAAGATTTTAAAAATTAAGCTTTTTCTTCAAAAAGCTGGTCAGTGTGTTTAGCAAAAAGCGATACATCACCACGTGTGTTTACATACATAGGTGTTTTGTCACCGTGTTCTTCGACACTTTTACCTTTTGGGAGGGGGGCATTTGAAATTAGTTTGTGCTCTACAGTTACGTTGTTGTGACCAACGCCTTTAGAGAACTTTAATTTAATTGTGATCTCGCCGACTTTCTGTGTATCAACAGCAGCACTTGCAACCTTACTAACTGCATAGCCAAGTTGTTTTGCAAAGGCACCGCCATCGATGTCATTAATAAATTCTTCGCAATCTGTAGAGCGTAATGTACTCATTATTTATTCACCATGAGATGTGTTGGTGAATTAATTATTCATCAATGAATAGAATTATTCAACTAATAATTATTCATCAATGAATTAATTGATTATTATTTGATCTAAAGTTATCCATTTAAAATATTATAATTATAAAAAAACCCAGCATTTTGCTGAGTTTTTAGGCATTCCTTACAATTTAACTACTTTAGTTTACGTCCTGAATTATTTAACTATCCATTAATGAATATTTTGTCATTAAAAGTAGGCGTGCTAATTCACTATTAAACCCACTAAGTGCTTGAAAAACTGTATCTTTAGCTATTTCTGAATTTTCAAAATTATCAAGAATAAAAGCTTGCTCCACTAAAGGATGGTTCTCATCAGCTAAATTCTTTATATTTAGTAAAATATTAGCTGCTAAATTGGGTTGGCTCTTAATAACCTCCTCAGCAAAAACAGTTAAAAAAGTATTAATTCCTTGAAATTTAAAAATATCTTTATCAAGTCTTTCCATAGTTTTTCCCCCTAAAATTCCCTATGCATACCAACGACTTTACCTACCAACTTACACCCCTCAGTTAATTTAATAATCTGCTCAGGCCATTTTGTATTAAGCGGTTCTAAATATTTTTCATTATTTTCAATAATTAACTTTTTAAATGTAGCCTCCGATTCACCTGCACATGCAACAATTACAAGATCATTGGTTTTTAGATCAAATACAGGATAATCAGGATTTACATATATTCGATCACCAGGTTCAAACTTAGGATACATTGAGTATCCAGTGACTATAAGGCCATAACCATTCTTACCAGCCTTTTTCATTGGTGGAAGCCATTCGATTACTTCCGTATCCTTTAACACAGTTTGAACATCTGTAAATGAACCCGCTGCTACCCAAGAAATCACAGGTACTAAATCTCCTTCTATGTTGATTTTATTATTAAGATCAACATTGTTATCAAGTTTAAGATTGGAATCAGAACTTTTATTTTTTAAAATTTTTTCAATATCTTGGTAGAGCAATTCTTCTGTAGTTAAACCACACCATTTCGCTAACTTCTCTACTGTCTTAATAGTAGGCGCTTGAAATTGTCCGCTTTCCCAACGGAAGAGTGTAGGTTGAGGCACCCCGGATAATTTACTAAGACCCGTTACTGTTAATCGTTGTGAAAACAAAATGTATTTCACATTCTTTTCTAAAAGATACTTCTCTTTCATTTTAAGACTCATTCTCTGGTCCAGGTCTGATATTTAATTTTATTCAAAAATGAATAATTTGTGGAAAACAATTCATCTTTGTATTGACAGCTATTCATTAATGAATAAAAATATTCATCATTATGGAGTCATTGATATGTGCATGAATATTCAAGATAAGGTTATTTACCTTTCAAACAACCGAGGTTTGACACAACAGCAAATTTCAGAGCGAACAGGAATTTCTCAAAGTTCTGTATCAAAAATTGCAAGTGGCGAACAAAAAGAAGTTGCTTATAACAAAGGGGTTGCTTTAGACGCGTTAGTTGCATCTGAACAGAATAAAGAATATGAGGAATCCAAGACAAAACAATTAAATCGATCTGCATAAAAACCACTTTTAGGAATTTATGAGGCATAACCATGGCTGAAAAACTTCTTGCAAATGCATCATCGAAATTAACTTTAGAAGAAAAAGCAAAGATGGAATGGATTGCCAAACTTGAAGGCAAGAACTCCTTATCTAATCTCATCCGTTCTATGTGTAAGAAAAAGATTTCAGAAGTAGAAGGTGAGATGGCAGGTAAAAGCTCTCTCGAAGTAATAAAAAACATTTGCACTAGAAAAGTCTCAGAAGCTGAATCTGAATATCAGTTTCTCAGAAATGTTTTTTGTGGGTCAAAAGATAACGGGTATACCAGAGATACCTTCGAATTAGTGCCTTTACGGGCCGAAAAATCGCGGCATACAAATGCTAGTGATAAATCAGTCCAGCTTGATCTACTTAGCTGGAAATAAAAAACCACTCCCTGCGCCAACAGGAAATGGTCTATGGCTGTTCAAAACCTTGGAAGAAATGAACGTGAGTAATTTAGCAAATCATCCTTGCTCAGGCAAATGCACTGATTTTAAAGAAGAACAGTGTTCAACTTGTCTTATTAATCAAGATGCCTCGCATCAAGTCGTAAACACTCAAACCGATGAAGAGAAATTTCTAGATCGTGCATTCATTGCACATAAGGAGATTTCATGACTTCAGAAAAAAAGGTTTGGCCGTTAGGAACCAATCACACTGATTCTGAGGGAACGCCGTGGAAGCGTGACGAACAGAACAATTGGTGGTTTTGGCAAGAAAACTTTGGCTGGTCACGCTACGTAGGTCCAGTGAACCAAGCTTTCTTAGATTTACGATTTGATGTAGAGACTGAACAATGATTTTTGAATTAATAAACCTTAGTGATAAGTGTACATTTGAAGCACCAAATTTAAAAATTGCTGCATTAGTTACTTGTGTTCTTGGAAATGGGCAATATTCTGCAAAGGGAATACAACATGATTCAGATGTTCCATTCTTTCTTTTTGGTGGGCACGATGAATGGTTTGTTTCTAAATTTGGTACAAATTTTGAAGAAACGCTTAAACAAGTTCGAGATGAAAATAAACAAGATTTAGTAAATAGCTTTAATAGCGTTTTATTAGGTTCCTACATTGACCGGACCGCTTTTTTCAAAGCTTACAATTTAATTCAAGATCCAACTGAGAAAAACAAATGGCGTAAACAATGGTTAGAAGAACGCCGCTCGTCTTTTAACAATATCTGTGAACGTGCTTGGAATTATGCTGAACAAGTGAGCTTGTATAAACCAGCTCAGGAAGGTGCAGCATGACTGTACGCCCAATATTATTTAATACAGAAATGGTTAGGGCCATTTTAAATGGATCTAAGACACAAACACGCCGAATTATTAAGAGTAATGTTCAAAAAAAAATTGATATAGCTGAACATCTTGGAGAGTTCTTTAATCTAGAAGATTCAAAATCACAAATATCTACTTATTTTCAGAAAAATTGTCCTTTTGGAGCAATTGGCGACCAGCTTTTTGTTCAAGAGACATATGGCACCAAAATTAGAAGTTTAGGTGGAACTCCACATGAGTCATTTGTCTACAAAGCTGATAATCCAAATGAAATTGCTTATTACGACTGTAAGGGAAAGGGATATCCAGTTAGATGGAAGCTATCTTCTCGTATGCCTCGTAAAGCATCACGTATTTTGCTTGAAATAGTTGATATCCGTGTTGAGCGTTTACATGAAATTAGTGATGAAGATGCTAAGGCTGAAGGTTTTGATAAATCTAAAAGTGTTTCAACTGAGCAAAGCAATTCTTCTCATAACCCTGTGCTTAGCTTTCAAAGACATTGGGAATCTGTAAAAGGTAAAGAATCTTGGAATGAAAACCCTTGGGTTTGGGTGATTGAGTTCAAGGTTAAGCAAGAGATAATTTTTTCAATGGGGAACTTTTAATGGAAAAGTTCGTCTTTCAAAAAATAGGTGAATATAAATCAGACTGGGCTTTAGCTTATGTTGATCCAAATAATTTATATAGTGCTGGTGGTGGACGTCTAACAGTCGTTTTAAGTAGTTTTACCGGTTCTGCTTTCTTTTCTCATGTTGGTCAACCAACTTTTAAAGTGTTCATTGCCCAATGCCATGCTCCTTATTTACTTAATAAACTTTTTCCTAAAGTTGAAAAGTGGGTAGATGTTGAGGATGGTAATGAAGTAATTGAATACATAGCTATCAATAAGCTATCTGAATTAAAAGATGGTCGATCAAGTGGCGCAATTTCCAAAAAAGACCTTAGAAATTTTTATGAACACCTTAAAGAAATTGAATTCGAATGTTTTTCAAATTTCTTTGACCAGCTTACTTTTAAAGACCGATCAATCATGTGTGAACTGTTTGGAGAAGACTGGCTTTGGGAAAGTGGGCCATCCAAATTAAATCCTGATTACGTATACCTCGAAAAAATGCTGGTAGATGTGATTTCTGAATTTAAGAAATTAATTGGATTGGGTGAGTGAACGATATGAAAAATAAACTCATCGTTGACCGCAATCAAGCTAAAAATATCCGCGATAGGGAATTATGCCAAATAGCGGTAAATATGCGAATTAAGGAAGGGGAAAACAATCAATTTCTTGCGAGAAAAAAATTTCTCAATCAAGTTTTTTGGGTAGCTGAACCCCTTTGTAGCATTAAACGTGGACCTGAAAAATTCTGCGGGCATTTTTCCTGTGATCCGATTCCTGAAGGTTGGAGTCGTTATACACTTGATAGACCAGGTAGTAGAGTTAATTTCGGTGAACATCGCTTTTTAGTTGAGTGCACTGAAGTTAAGGAATTTAAATATTCTGCAGGTCAATTATTCACTGTTTTACTAACGCTTAAAAAAGTTAATGGCGGTGCATTATGAATATGTGCCTCAACCTTAACTTATTACCTCATGAATTGATTGTTGATAATTTTGCAGGTGGTGGTGGAACATCTACTGGCTTAGAAAAAGCCTTTGGCCGTCCAGTTGATATTGCTATTAACCACGATCCTAAAGCGATTGCAATGCATCGTGCTAATCATCCAAATACTCGCCATTTCTGTGAGGATGTTTGGGATGTTGACCCTGTAAAAGTTACAAACAATCAGCCTGTAGGATTGGTTTGGCTTAGTCCAGATTGCAAACACTTTTCTAAAGCAAAAGGTGGAAAACCGGTTGAAAAGAAAATACGTGGTTTAGCTTGGATTGCTCTCAGATGGGCTGACCTTACACGACCTCGAATCATCATGCTCGAGAACGTTGAAGAGTTCAAAACTTGGGGCAGACTAGGAAAAGATGGATTCCCGAGTAAAAAGCACAAAGGTGAAACATTCAGGTGCTTTGTTAATGCATTACGTCATCAAGGTTATAAAGTTGAATGGCGAGTAATGAGTGCTCGGGATTACGGCTCTCCAACTCTAAGAAGACGGTTTTTTCTTGTTGCTCGCCGTGACAATTTTCCTATAGTTTGGCCCAAGCCTACGCATGCTGCACCAGATAGCAAAGCAGTTAAAACTGGGAAATTAAAACCATGGCGAATCACTGCAGAATGCATAGATTGGTCAATTCCTTGCCCAAGTATTTTTACTCGTAAGAAACCTCTAGTTGAGGCAACTTGTCGCCGTATAGCAAATGGTTTAGTCCGTTATGTGATCAATAATCCAGAACCATTTATTGTTCCAATGGATAAGGTTAAAAGCGTTGCCCCAGTACTTACTGAGTGTGCAAATGCTTCTAGCCCAAGATGTATGCCTATTGATGAACCTTTACGCACAATTTGCGCAGGGGTGAAAGGTGGGCATCATGCGTTAGTTACTGCGTTCATTGCTAAGCATTATACGGGTGTAGTTGGTAGTGATATTCGTGAACCACTTCATACGATTACTGCAAAAGATCATAACAGTTTAGTCGTCAGCAACCTGGTGAAACTGCGTAATAACAACATTGGTCAACCAGTAGATGAACCATTACACACCATTACTACAAGTGCGGGTCATTTTGCATTGGTACAAGCATTTTTAACTGCCTTCTACGGTAGTGAGAAAGACGGAAATAGCATTCATGAGCCACTTCGTACGATACCAACACGTGATCGTTTTGGCCTTGTAATGGTTAAAGGTGAGCTGCACCAAATTGTTGATATTGGCTTCCGTATGCTTCAGCCAAGAGAACTATTCACTGCACAAGGTTTTGAACCTACTTACATCATTGATCATGGGATCGATGAACATGGAAACACTATCAAATTAACTAAGACAGAACAGGGAAGAATGGTAGGTAATTCTGTACCTCCTCAATTCTCTGAAGCTTTAGTACGTGCAAATTTTGCACATGAACACTTATATGAGGCAGCTTAAGAAATGGCAAGATCTAGAAATATTAAGCCCTCATTCTTTATGAATGAAGACATTATTGAATTACCTTATGAAGCACGATTGCTATTTATAGGGCTTTGGACTTTAGCAGATCGCGAAGGCCGACTCGAAAATCGACCTAAGAAAATCAAAATGTCTTTATTTCCTGCAGACGATATAAACGTTGCAGAACAGTTAGAGAACATTTCTAAGTTTGGTTTTATCGAGTTATATAACGCTGATGGTATTGATGTTATCCATATCGTTAACTTTGTTAAACATCAAAACCCACATGGTCTTGAGAAAGATAGTGAGCTACCTGACAGAAATGGCATCTACACTGTCTATCAACGTAATCCAAAAAACAAAACAATTGTTGGAAAGGCAATTCAGCTAAATAAAGCTGATCTAAAGCATTTTTACGATAAAACAGGTCCATTTGCCCCTCAAAATACTGGTTCTGCTGTTGAAAACAGTTATCAAGAAAGCGAATCGAATCAAGCAAACAGTAGTGGAAACACACAAGAACAGTTAGATAACGGTTCTAAAACTGTTTCTATCTCAGACCAAAACGCCCTGATTCCTGATTCCTTTAATCTGAATCCTGATTCCCTTAATCTGAATCCTGATTCCCTTAATCTGAATCCTGATTCACTGAATCCAGAAGGGAATAACAACTCCGCCGTTGGCGAAGTTGATTCATCGACTCAAGCAAAATTTAGTTTCAAGAGTGCTTTGAAAAAAAATGGTGTACCTGAGAAAGACGCTGCTGAGTTCTTACAAGTACGTAAAGCCAAGAAAGCTCAAAACACCGAAAACGCTTTTGACGCACTTTTGAATGAAGCCCAAAAAGCAGGAATCACACTTCAGCAAGCCGTCGAATATTGTTTGAAAAGACAAAATCCTTGGGGTGCCTTCAAAGCATCTTGGTACCTAAACGAAAAACCCGAAATGACTACTGGTCAACAGTCTAACCATCAATCGTTACCACGCAACGTAAATGATCAATGGGGAGCGCCAAAGAAATATGAACCGGTTGCTCACACAGCTGTGAAGGGTGAGTTGATATGAACGCAGTGCCTCAAAAATTGGAATATAAAATTTCCCATACAAACCAGATCTGTAAGATCCACAAAGAATACATGATCAATGTACATGGTCGAATCGTTTGTCAGTCTTGTGTTGAAAAAATCATGAAGCAGTCAAATGAAAAATATGAAAGCGATAAGAATATTCGTATTTTAAATTTGAAAATGGCTCGAGCTGGTATCCCTAAAAGACATGTAAATAGCGGCTTTAGCAACTATGCAGTAACTCACAAAGGACAAGACAAAGCTCGTAAAACTTGTGAAAAGTTCACTATGGATTTCAATGCAGGTGTTTTTAGAAATTTACTCCTTGTTGGTCGTACTGGAACAGGTAAAACCCATCTAGGTTCATCTATTCTGAAAAATATCATCATTAAAAACTGGGAGGCTATTTACATTACGTCTGCAGACTTAGCTGAAGATATTGCGGGTGCCTATCGCCGTAGCGGTGATAGCGAAGATGAAGCACTAAAACGTTATGTGGGCAAAGATTTATTAATTATTGACGAATATGGCTTACATGACCGTGCTGAAAAACGTCCTCACCTGCTTGAGAGTGTTCATAAGGTTCTACTTACTCGTTATGACGAGATGAAGCCAACAGTAGTGATTTCAAACCTAAGCCTTTCTGAGGTTCGCGATGATCTTGGGGACCGGCTTTGGTCAAGATTTCAACATGATGGCTTAGATATTGTGGAATGTGATTGGGATGATGCTCGTATAGGTGGAGGTAAAGCACAGTGAACGCATTTGTTGATATGAAAAAATCTGAATACGCATTAGTTGCTTACTCAAACGTAGCAGCTAAATCTAAGGAGCGAAAAGCATTAGAAAAAGCAGTTAAGAAATGGCTGAAACATCCTGGTAATAAAATTCGACACGTTGAGTCTATAGGGCGTGATCTCAATATGCCTCACGGCACCGGACCTATGTATAAGCGTTTATGTTGTCGTTGCGAAACTTGTGTCGAATGGGCGCTTTCAACTGGTTTAATCAAATCTAAGCCAAAACCAGTTGTAAAACGTGGTCCAGATGCTCGCCAATTGCGTATTTTGGCACAGAAAAGCCAATTGACCCCCTACGCTACAGCTTTTAATGAAGATTGGGATTTACTGGCCTTAGAAGTGGATTATTCAGTTACGGCATTTCAACTTGAACGTATTTATCAAGGTCGTTCTGAAATTGATCACAACTTTGTTTGGAATCGAGTTAAGCGTGTAGCTGATCGTTTAGTTGCTGAAAAGTTAAGAGCTAAAGGGGGTGGGTGCAAATGAAATCTAAAGCAACCAGCAAAAAACGCTCAAAAAAATACAATCCAAACAAGCTAACCCCGACCCAAGTTCAAGCTAATCAGAAAAAGGCTTAACTACGAAGAGAAGCAGCTCAAGAATATGAATGCAATATGGGGTCCATTTCATAAGATGTAGCGACTAGATGGAAGCAGAGAAATTTAAAGAGAGAGGTTAATTGAGCATTTTCTAAATTACTTAATAGTACCAACTTGAATAAGGGCAGCTAATACTAAATCAGCCATTTTTAGGTTTGAGCGCTTTTTTCGCTAGGTCTATTTCTTAAAAAAGAAATAGACCTTTTTATTAGGAATTACTATCTTAATATTTTGATATTACTTCAAATTTTAAAATAAAAAACTTTGAGTAAATTCTTGTAATATTAATTTAATAATTCTATATTATAGAATAAGAGGAAATTATGAAATGGAATTTGTAACATGCCACAATATCTTTTTCTTGCTGAGACTATTTACAAAAAAATGAAAAATGAAAAACTATTTTCTAAAGATGTTTTAGAAAATATGTATATTCTTATGAAGGTGATTCGAAAAGAAATTAAGGGTACAGAATATAAGCTGAAATATAATTTTATTGATTTCAATGAAGTACTGAGTAAAAGTAAAAATGATTGTAAGGTAAAGATTGATGTAAGTTTGATTCCTTCTTATAATTTAAGAGAAGAATACATTTTATGGTTAGCTGGGTTTATTCAAAAAATTACTGAAGGGGGCCCTAAGCCACCCCCTCCTATCAAAGAATATATTCCCGAGTTTATAAATTTGGAATCGGAATTAGATTTTTTAACCTTAAATTTAGAAAAAAATCAAAATAATGGGGAAGAGATTGTAAATTATTTTAATTCCAAACATTATAAAGCAACTTTTAAAAAATAGTTTTCTTAGTCCCGTTAACTAATTTTAGAAGTTTTATTCTTTTTGAACTTTTACTTTTTTGTAGCAGCAAAGAAATTAACTTTGCTAAAAGCTATAATTATAATATTTGTAATAATTTTAAATTTTTTTAGATACTTTTTTAAAAAAAATATTGATTCTTCAAAGAAATTCATTTAATTTAATATTGCTAAGTAGCCATACTTAGTATTTCAGGTTTATGTGGATTTCATAAGCTCATTTCTGGTTCGGAAATGAGCTTTTTTAATTCTTTGTTATTTCTTATAATGGGTTTTTATAATCATGTAAAATAAAAATGATAGAATGATCAAAATTGCTGAGAGTACAAAAGCTATGATGATAGTTTTCATTTTTTGATGCTTTTTTATGAAGAAAACTTTTAGAGAGTAATATTTTAGCTTTTTTCTGTCAATATACTCCTATTATTTTAAGAAATATTATTCTAGTGAGTTTATCAATTAAAGAATCAAGCTTATTTAAGTTGTGGATAAATATAATATTTTATGTAATTTATGGTTGATGAAAAAGAGAATTTCTGAGTAAGAGTTATAAAAGTTTTAGATTTCTAAACAACCCCTAGGTAATAATTTTATAATAAAGGGAAACTAGATGTGGCCTTTAAAATTTTGGTGTGTGATGCAAATCCTACGTAAAAAGGGTTTGGATATTAAATTACTAAAAAGAAGGAAATGATAGGGGCCCCTATCCTAAAAGTGCTGACACATTGGTAAGTAGGACCAGCTCGATGTTTTTTTGAGGATCAATATATTTTGCATATATAAAAGAGAGCATTTTTTTACAAACAAAAATAATGAATTGGAACAAGGGTACTTCTAAATAAATCTAACGGTTAATAATTCTGGAACTAAGTGTTTTTAAGGATTATGTCATGCAAGAAGAGCTTCAAGTTTATGTAAATCTTACTTGCTTGATTTGAGGTCGTTATGATTAAAAAAAGTAACCGCCGTCAGTGGAGTGAGTTTTTCTCCAATAATAAAAGACAGGAACTCTTTAAGGATTTCAGTGTTTCATTAGGCAATGAAAAAACTAAAAAGCAAAAGTCTAGCCCTTCTAAACATGTGTTTTTCCCTTGCCATGTAGAAAAAGAATATGAGGGTGAAAACGGTGAAAATACTATATATAGGGGAAGCACAGGCGGTGTTATCATTTCTGGTAAGCAATACATCACAATCAAATTGCCTTATGGATTAAGCGCTAACGAGATTTGGCGGGCTACAATTGATCAGAATGGAAAGCAAAGAAATAGTCTTTCAGTAGGTGCTAAAAAATATAAAGACAAGGTTCAAAAGCAATATGGACCTATGTTTAGAGCACTTAAGTTAAAAGCTATCGATCAACTTTGTGAAATACGATTAATTGTTCAGCCACCACTTAAAACTCGTTCTTACAGTGCAAAGACTTATCCACGCTTTGATATTGATAACTATCCAAAATTACTTATTGATAGTGTCAAGGGTGATGGCTTGTTATTCAAAGACGACAATATTTTCATAAGTGAACAAATTAAGCTGGCAGAACCATGTGAAGAAGGTTGTGTCTGGCTTTCGTGCGTTTTTACTGATGAAACTGATTGGTTGTCAAAAACTGTAGATTTTGATTGGTTAGCTGGGAGAAGCATTTAAATGGCGAAAAAGAGCGATTTGCAACGTCGAGTACTTATCGGAAGAAAACTTGCAATGGCGCGTGACATGGCTCAATTACGTCAAGAAGACGTAGCATTAGAAATATTCGGTACACCGCATAAAAATCGTATGAGTGAAATCGAAAACGGTAAGTTAATGCCAGATGCAGAATTACTTTCTTTGCTATGTCAAAAATATGGTGTTTCAGCTGACTGGATTCTTGGTTTTACGATTGAACCGGAACTAGATAAAACAGCTTCTGTAGCTGGTATTCTGTTTAACAGTCTTGGTGAAATGATGAGTGAATATACTCAAGCCATGGCATTTCAATTGAGTATGGCAGCGGCACAGCATATTACTTCTTTCCCTAAAGCCTTAACGGTTGAGTTACTAGAAGCCTCAAAGGGCCTTATTCAAGCTTGTTTATCGCAAGATCAGTCTATTCAAGAAAAGGTTTTACCAGAACTTCACACCCTTATGCGTATAGTGCGTGAGTGTGAACAAAATCGTGCGAAACAAATCCGTAACTTAGAAATGGCTATCGATGATGTTTTCCAACGCGAAGAGAACGATTTACAGCAAAAAGCTCTAATTGATCTTATCCAAAATAAAAAACGTTTTAGCAAGGCTTCTTTACAGCAACAAGCTATAGCTGAAGTAAAACAAATAGGTCTATTTACTGAATAAGGGATAGACTTTAATGGCTCGCAAGATTGAATACTCGGAAGAAATTTGGAACCGGCTAAAAGAAGTCTATGAATCTTCACCTAAGATTACATGGCAAGCTTTAGTTGATCAGGTTGGCGAAGAACTCGGTTGTGAGATGCCTTCGCCATCCGTTGTACGCCGTAAAGCACTTGCTGAGAAATGGAAAAAGAAAGCTAAATCTTTAGTCAAAAAGACAGCCCAAGAGCTCAATAAAGAGATTAAAAAATTGACCAAAAAAAACAATGGTCAAGAAACTACACAAACTACTGATAAATCGGAAAAAAGTGATAGTCAAAATTCTGTCAAAAAAACGTCAAATATTGCTGAATTTAATAGTCAAAACTCTAAAAATAATGGTCATAACAACGGCGGGCGTTCTACAGTCAACGAGAACTATCTAAAGTCAGCTTTGGTTGTCAAAAATAACCGTATAAGAGCTCATAAGCTTGGAGAGTTAATTACAGACACTATCGATAGTGTTATTCATATTAGAGATGAAGTACTGAATTTAAATAATCCAACTGAGGAACAATTAGCATTAGTCAAGTTCAAGATGGGACTTATATGTCAGGTTGTAGATTTAAACGTTAAGCAAAGTATCAGCATTTCTAACATTGCCAAGACAGAAGCAATGTTCTGGGGCTTAGATGTAGATGATCTTAAAGACCAGTCGGAAGTTCAAGCACGGCGTAGTTCAGTTATTTCAGGTGCTGAAGAAAGAATGGCAATTGCAAAAGCTAATATGAAAAAGAAAAAAGAAGAGGCGTTTATGCGAAAGTTAGCGTTAATTGAAGCCGGTGAAGTAGAGCCTGAAGATGAAAAAAGTGAAAATTGAGCTGGAAAAATGCCAGACTTAATTTAATGTGCAGTTCTGCTTAAGTTATAATCACTTATTTCGAATTTTTATTAAAATTACCAGAGAATTAAGAAACTTATGACTATATTAGTAAGTATCTAAACTTTTTTGGAGGTCATAAAATGACATTCATTACAGCAGCTGAAGCTGCAAAAATTGCAGAAGCATCTCAACCTTTTACTTCAAGTTATTTACTTGAAGAAATTAACCGAAATATTGAGAACCTTGCTAAATTAGGAGAGCGTGAAGTTTACTATCCTTCACTGAAAACTCGAACTTCTTTAGATACTATTCAAAAAGTTGAAAGTGAGTTAGTAAACTTGGGTTATAAAGTAAGCCTAGATTCAAGAGACAATGAAAAATATGTACTTCATATTGTTTATTGATGAATAGGATTGGAACTAAGAAATAATTTTAAAAGTTAAACTAAACATAATGCCCTATATCAATATGGGGCATTTTTTGTAATGACAGATTCAAATCACAATAATCCAGTTTTATCTTACGATGAGCTGGGCTTCATCATCGGGATGAAACGAGTTGAAAAAAAAGTAAGTACGATTGATTCGAATATTGAAAAGATTATCGAAATTCTTACTCAAAGCTTTGAAGAGCAAAAAGCACAGTTTGCTAAGCCTCAGACAAAACTGACTGAATTTCAAAAGATGCTAAATGCTATCAATAATAGACCACCTTTAGAATTTGAAGATTTATTAAAAGGAAAAGCAAATCCTGTTACACAGTCTTTTGTTGTAGCAGACAAGATAGTCAAAGACTTTGCTGATGTTTTGGACCAATCAGTTATTGACCTTACTACAGTAGATAAAAAACAAATCAACAATGCTAAAGGACGAAAGCCAGCTATAGAAATTAATAGTCATGAAGACTTATCAAAAATTGTAAATCCTACTGTTCCTGAGCGTGATGAAAAGGGCCGTTTTGTATCTAATCCAAATGAACCCCAAAACCAATCATCGATTCGTAAAGTTGCCCAAACGATATCTACGGCGATTAAAGGGGTAATGCCGAACTCACCACAAGGTGTAGATCCTACAGTTGATGCTATCAATGAAGTTAGTCATTTACTTTCACCTGTACGCCGTGCAGCAGGATTAGCTTTGCGGCCATTAACTGGATTAATGCGTAGTAAAAAGCGAAATGAGCCATTACCTCGTGAACAAGAGAACCATAACCGCAAACAAATAAAGTTATTGCAGCGTATTGCCGATAATTTAGCTTCTAAGGGTGGTTTGTTAGGTTCACTAGGGAAATTACTTTCTACAGCTCTATCTGCTGGCAGTGGGCTTCTAGGCGGTGTTCTAGGCAAAGGAAAGAAAGGTGTAGGGAAATTAGGAAAGGGCTTGGGTAAACTTCTCAAGTTTGGACGTGGTCTACCCGTAATTGGTGCACTGGCTGCTGGTGCATCATTGTTAGATTGGAATGAACAAAGTACACAAGAAAAGGGCGGTACCGTTGGTAGTCTTGCAGGTGGAGTAATTGGTGGTACTGTCGGGTCTTTATTTGGTCCAGCTGGTACTTTGATTGGTGGTATGGCTGGTTCTTGGATAGGTAATAAGCTAGGTACCGCAGTTGCGCCGTATTTTAAAGAATGGACCGATTCATTAATTGCTGCAGATGTACCAAGTATTATTAATACTGCTTGGAAAGGATTTGTAAGCTATGCGTCTAATGCTTTTGATCAGGCGAAAGGTACTGCTTCAAAAGTTATAGACGGCGTTAAAGATACTGCTGGTGATGCCTTAGACTTCATTAAGGATAAATTTAACCGGTTTAATCCATTTCATGAAGGCGTTCCAACATGGGGAATCGGTCAAGGAGTTTATAAGCCGGGTTTTGGAGCAAATGCTGGTGTAGCTCAATATGGCGCTACAATTGCACAACCAGTTAATCGATCAGCTGCTAGAGATGAGGCATTAAAGTTTTTCACAAGTAAGGAAGGAGGAAATTGGACACCAGAGCAAGCTGCTGGAATAGTTGCGAATCTTGAAGCAGAAAGTGGCTTTAAACATACGGCTATTGGTGATAATGGTAAAGCTTTTGGAATTGGTCAATGGCATCCTGATAGACAAGCAAAATTTAAACAAAAGTTTGGTAAAGATATTCGTCAATCCTCATATCAAGAACAATTAGCTTTTGTGAACTGGGAATTAAATAACAATGAATCATCTGCAGGTAAAAAGTTAAGACAATCTAAATCCGCTAATCAAGCCGGTGCTATTGTCTCCCGATATTATGAACGACCTGCAGCAGTTGAAGCTGAAGCTATGAAACGTTCAGCAATGGCACAAAATATCCATGTTGATGCAGGCAAAAGATCTCTACTTACAGATAAGCAAGATAACTCTAAAACATTAAAAGATGTAGAAGCTAAAACAGTGAAGAGTGCTTCTGGCATTGAGCCAAAGCAAGGAAATATCTATAACCAAACAAGTAGAAAACTCTCAGGCGTTTTAAGCTCTCAAACTCCACATATACCAACTTCAAAAAGGGATCTTAGCTCAAGTGGTACTAGTCTAAAAAGTACTCCTATAACAAAAGTACCAGCTTTTAAACAGCCACTTAATACTCCAAATCCTCAGGAAGTCGTTGTTGTTAATGGTAATAATGGTAATATCGGTCAGAATGTAAATGATAGATTCCTAGCACATGCTTTAACTGGTGGGATAGGAATGGGAAACTTAGAAGGTTAGTTTATTAATGACTCTTAGAGCTTTAAATTTAACGGTATTAATTACTATGCTTGCATTAGCTGGTTGTAATAAAAATAATGAGCAACCAGCTGAAGGATCTAACTCAGCAATGCAAGAACCCGTTAAAGCGGAAGCAACTTACGATTTTACATCTTTAAATGAATCTGATTTTTTGAATCAAAGTATTTTAATAAATGACGACAAAACCTATAGAGGAATTAGATTTCATGATTATGATGTAGGTACAAAATTAATAGGTGCAGCGAGTATCGAATCAATTCAGAAGGTTGATAATCATACTTTGGCTTTGGCATCCTCAAGGCCATTAATAAATCAAAAAGCTGGTTTATATGGGGTACTGGCAAATAAAGCTAATTTTGATGGTAATTTAGTTGTTTTAGTTTTTGATCCAAATGTACAAGCAAGGGTTATAGAAGGCGACATAATTGCATTTAAGGGCACTGTTGCGCCGTCAGACGTTTTTACTTATACAAACCCAACAACTAACCAAATTGAAGAGTTACCAATTATATATGTTCATTTTTATCAAGCTGGCGAACTATCAATACAAGGTATTAACGATTATTTAAAAAAACAATCTTCTGAAATTCCTAAAATCATTCAAGACAAAATTCTCCAATATGAAAAGCTCAATGATTCATGCCGTGGTGGTTCGGGTGATGACCCGAAAACTATTGAAAGTTGTGAAGAAAGAGATACTTTATATGTCGATATTAAAAATGGCGGATGGTGTTGGGGCTCAGAAAACGAGAAGGCTGCAGGAAATGATTTGAATTGGCTGCCATGTACTAAAGATAGATATAAATAAATTAAGAGTGGAGCAATTAGATGTATAAATTCATGAGAATTACTTTTTTAATTATGAGCACGATTACTTGTTCAGTTACTTTTGCTGGTATAGATAAATGCTCAAATTTGCCAAATCAGTCGGCTTTAAATAATTGCTCATCAAATGTTTTGAATTCTGCAAATCAGAAAATTAATTCTGTTTATGCAAATTATATGAAAGAGCTTAACCCAACAGAGAAACTTCAATTGAAAGAAGCTCAAAGAGCTTGGATTCAATACAAAGAAAAAGATTGTCAATTTCAATCCTCACCAGTGCTAAAGGGTTCTTTATATCCTTTTGTACTTAATGCATGTTTAGTGGAAAAGACGGAATCACGAATTAAAGAATTACAAGAAATGCAAGAGTGCAGATCAGGTAACGAACCTGGATGTATATAATTTTTCATTCATAATGGCACTGCCAAATAAAATATTAAAGTTCTCATTATAAAAACATGAGAACTTTAATATACATAAATTAATATAAATAAATTATGCCTTTATGTCTTCTTCCAGAGGAAATAAAATATCCTTGCTATCAAAAGGTTGTGAATTTTTTTTATATTCTTTTTCAAAGTTGCGTAACATCTTATGTGCGGGAAGGTTTTCAACTGCCAAGTCAATTAGTTCGAGTACTTTCTTTTCATTCCCAGCTTCTCTATAACGTTCGGCTAATTGAAGAATCATTCCTGATTCAAAAATATCTGGGCATCTTATTTTATTTTTTTTATCTCGGTCACTAAAATATTGTTTTAAATATTTCTCGTGTTCTTCAATATTCCATTTAAAAGGTAGAATTAGCAAAGTTTTAACAATAAGTCCTTCTACGCTAGGATTAGCAAACTTCTTCTCATGTTTCTTAATAAATCTTTCCACTTTTTTTATTCGTTTTTCATTATCTTTGTATGTGTCTTTTAAATAGGTGTAATATAGAATGTAAAGGGCAAGAAAAGCTTTTTTATCATCCTGTTTTAATGTATCAATTTTTAACTCCAACTCATCTAAAACGCTTGTTAAGTCAGTTACACTTGCATTAGGAACATTTGTAAAACAATCTCTTAGTTGAGAAAGAAACCCTTCCAATTTCTGAACTCCCGCACCTACACTAAAGTCTGGTGCAGCAATCCAATGTTGAGGTGCTAAATGTACTTGTAAAATATTTGATCGCTCTAATGAATAATCATAGGGTTCATTTTCAACAGTCTCTTGCTTCAGAACGAATTGAATAATTACATGTCTTGCAAGTCTTGATAAACCTTGAAGGGTTAACCATCTTTTCTCTTTTATAATGCAAAATTCAGAATATTCACCTAAGGTTAATAGTTTTGGTAATTTTATTAAATTATGGACATATTTAGATCTAGCTTGATATGCATTGTTGAGAGCAGTGGGTAAATCTAATCTAGAGATAGGATTAATTGCAAAATCCGCTTCCTCTCTAAAAAAAGTGGGAGAAACATGTTCAAGTGCAAAAGCTTGGAATCTTTTTCGTAAAGAGGTATGTTCTATACTTAAAATAGCCTCTCTAACCTTTTCAGAAATATCTTCATCACATCCCTTTAAAGCTTCATCAATTATCTTCTTTTTATTCTGATCATAGTCCTCCCAAGTTGATTGGTGACCATCAAAATTTTGTGCAAGTGATTCAATAGATGCAACAAGTAGAGTGTATGCTAATTCATAGTCATCTGCGATTCTATGCATACCTGTAACATAGGTACGAATAGAGCTCATTACACCTATATAAGTTTTGCGTTCAAGGCCAATTAAGTGATTTGTAAAGTTGATAAAAAACTTTTGGCTTTCTTCAGAACAAAAAATATTTTTGTCAAAAACTGTTTTAATCATTTTATTTGGTGATCTTTGAGTAGAAACACCTTCTTGCTCACTAAGTAATCTTTCTGTTAATGAATGACTTGGCGAAGCTGTACAATTTAGAGCAAAGGAAAGAATGGCTGAAAAATCTAATATTAAAGAATTGATACCGTGAGAAATAAGAAGGCCAGGTTTACGTTCACTTTCTTCAATTAGTTCTTCTATTTCATAGATTACTGTATTTGGACTACTTGCATTCTCAGCGTAAACTATTGAGCCAGCTTTAGTTTGAATTTTTTCATCTCGAAATAATTTTAAATTTGTATAAATAATTCCCTTCAAATTATTTCTATATTCAATATCTTTAGAAAATAATTTACCTGTACATATTTGTAGCATGCATATTACTCAAATTTTTAATTTATCAAAGATATTCTTAGATCTCTAAAATATTTTCAATAATTAAATTTACTAAAGTTTATTATGGAACCTTATTGACCTCTACAGGTGAGCTATCCCTTGTAGCAGGGGCCAGCCCATCACTAAAACTGGAATTTGATACTCACAGTTATCTTGCAAATACAGAAATCAATGTGGCCTTTTTTGCGAAAGTAACTAGCCCACGCGGTCCTGCAGATATTTCTATGCGTTTGGAAATACGTGATGCGGTAACAGGTGATCAAATTGTTACTGTTCAGGGATTAGTAGATGGAGACATTGAAAATTCTGCTTCTATTGTCGCTGTAGCTGATGCGAAAGAATATTTTGAGCGTTTTGATTTATCGTTAGGTATTGATGCGTTACAAGCAATCCTCAAATCAAATGCTTATAACGAATCAAATAGCTTAGGTCGTGCTTCAAAAACATTGGCATTGGAAGATGAATCGTTACCATCATTTAATCCAGATGAACTATATAAGATTCTGACGAGTCAATTAAGTACACCAGCATATCTGACTTTACCAAATCCTCATGATTTACCAATTTATGTTGCGGCACAACGTGCAGCTACAAAGCTACGTATTCCTTTGGATGTTGAAATCAATCCAACTTTTACAGCTGAGCAAGCAGCTCAATTTGCGACAAGCGTAGATGCGCAATCACAGTTTGTTCAATTCATTTGGAGCCCGAATCTTTGCCGCCCAAGTGATGCTGTCACGCTAAGAGGTCGTAAGGTACCAGCTTATTATTTGGGCCATTACATCGGCGATAAATTATTACGTAATGCAAAGTTAAATAAACAAGGATTTGCGCCGTTAAAAAATGCAGTAGCTTGGAAAGATTATCCATTTACAGCAAAAAATTTAAGCCAGATGCCGAATATTGATCTTGAAGACGAACAGACTCAAGAAATGTTGGCTAAGGCTAAAGTAAATGTAGTTCGCCCAGTTAAGTTTGAAACTACATTATTTGTATTAAGTGATGTGCTTACGCAATACCAAAGCAAAAATAGTGCTTTGCGTTTAGTTCCCGCCGCGGAGATTTCGGCTCGGGTTACGAATAAATGTATCGAGATCCTGCGGACTTATATGTTCCAAGCTACACCGGACTATATCAAAAAAGCTGGTGATGACATTCAAGAGTTTTTAGAGGGCGCTTCTAGTGAGACAACCGGTTGGTTACAACCGGCTGAAGATCTAGGGGGTAAACCTTTTGAGTTCAGTTTAATACCTGACAAAGACTATCCATATGAGCGTGTACGACTCTATTTAGCCCATGGAGTTGTTGGTACAACTCGTGCCGCAATTTTTGATGACGACGTTTTAGTTAAATAATTTTAAGGATCTATCAAGATGAATCCATTTGGCCCAACTACAGAAAAACCTTTAGCTTTACGTGCTTTTGATTCAGCAGCGGAGAATATTTCTACCGTTGTAAGTAAGGTTTCAAGTACTGATCGAGAACAGCAATCTGTGATTGAACAAGTACGACAAATTGCTCTGAACATTCTATCTGATACGGTAGATATAATCAGTGAAGGTAAGCTTGAAGAAGGTGAACTGGGCGTTGATCATTTAGACGCATTAATTGTCGATGCATTAGATGGTGCAGATGATGAAGACGGTATCTATGAAAACGCTTTGATGGCGTCTCTTTCCGATGCTTTCTTAACATTTGGCGTTGACGCTTCTGATATTGAAGAGATCTTTAGTGATGATACAGAAGTTGCTGATGCGGCGTTAGAAGCAGCAGCCAATACAGTTCTTGCTAATATGCCAGACGAAGGCCCTGAACTTGAAGAACTGGTTCGTGAGTTTATTTTCGGTGAAGCAGATGAAACTGAAGAAGGTTTCGATTCAATGGCTAAAAAAATTAAAGCTCGAAATGGAGCATTTAGCCAACGGAAAGTAAATGGGCGAAAAATTCACTACCGTGGTGTGCTGGCTATTCGTCAAGGTGTCAAAACCGTTGTGAATAAACGATTACCTGGTCAAAAGGTCCGTTTAACTTCAGCACAAAAAGCTGGAATGAAAAAAGCTCGACTTCATGCTTTTACTGCAAATGCAATCAACAAGCGTTTACGTTCATTCAAAAAAGGTAAACGCTTAGGTATTTACTAATTACTCATAGGTAAGGTCATTTTTGGCTTTACCTATAAACCATTTAATTAAGGAAATACTCATGAATACAACCCAAATCATAGGTGAAGCGCCTGGTATTCAATATCAGAAAAAAACTGATAAAACAGAAACAAAGACCAATCAATCATTAACTGACACAATTATTATTGGTCGTTTTATGCGTGGGCGTTTTGATGCACCTATGACGATCCATAAAGGAAATATTCGCGGTGAACTCGGTTATGAACCAAATAGCCCTGATTATCGTTGTGTCCAAGATGTGCTAGATCGGGGGGTACCTTCAGTACAGGTTCTGCGAGTACCACCAAATATTGGATAAAAAGCAGATTTAAAAAGCTACCTTTTAGGGTGGCTTTTTTTATGGAACCAATCAAATTTTAAGTGGATATAACCTTTTAATCTTGGGGCATATTAAAGCTATTGAGCATCAGAAATATGCAACAATCTAATCCGATTTTACTAAATCAGCTTAAACAAGATTACATTGCTCTACAGCAACTTGGTTCACCCTTATTATCGTGTCAGGGTAGAAGAAGTGCAAAAAATACATGATCAAGTAAAAGAAGTTGGTCAAATAGCGCAAAGTAAGGTTGATGAAGTAAGAGCTTATATTGATCAAGAAATTATTGATACTAAACAGATTGTTGAGCAGCATGTAAGTGATGCTAATATTCGTTTAGATGAAGCTAATCAACGTATTGATCAGTCTATTCAAGCGAATGAAGCGCTGGTTGCAGATGCTCAGCAACGTGCAATTCGTGCTGAAAAAGAACTCGATGACAAAATCGGATTTATTAAAAGAGAAACAGATTCAATCATTGCTGATGTAAGAAGTGATTCAAATGAAATTCGGTTAGTTGCAGAAAACGCAAAAAAAATTGCGGATCAAGAAGTTCTGGACCGTAAAAAACAAGCAGCTGACACACTAAATGTTATTGATCAAACTAAGGCCGCCTTAAAACAAGACATTGATCAAAACTTAGTTAAAGCTGGTCAAATGATTGATGACGCTAAATTAGCATTAGGTGAAGAAACTAATACACTCATTAATCAAAAAATTGAACCGGTTGTAACCCAAACTGAAGCTGCAGTTAAAAAAGTAGATCAAATTGCAGCTCAGTATATTGATCTTGATAAGAAAGTTGATTCTGGTTTTCTAGCTGAAGCTGAAGCACGTGCAAATGATAAAGAGGCTTTAACTCAAAGTTTTGAGCTTAAGTTTGCTGAAATGCAAAACGAATTCGGTAAGTCAAACGCTCTAATTTCAGAAGAAATAAAAACTCTAGCAGCTCAAGATAAAGCGTTTACTGAGCAAATTAGCACCGCACAATCACAAATTGGTGACAACAAAACTGCTATTAACAAAGTCGAACGTACTGTAAGTGATTTGAATCAATCTATTGCTGAGAAAACCTCACAAATTGAATCTACTCTTAAAAACTCACAAGAACAAATAGAAGGTAATGCCGCAAACATCGAAAAAGTAGAATCTTCAGTGAAACTTGTTGATGAGAAGGTTGTTTCAGAAGCAAAAAAACTTGAAGAACTAAAAACTGACTTTAATTCGAATAAAACTAAAACAGAGTCGGATATAGCAACAATTGCTCAATCAGTTTCTGATGGTGATAAAGCCTTATCTTTACGTATCGACCAAACGAAAGCAGCTTTGGAAGAAGCTGATCGGAAATCTAATGCAAATATTTTAGAAGTTACTGAGTCACTTACCGAGTTGGAACAGTCTACTGCTTCAAAATTTAGTGAACTTGATACAAGTATCTCTAAAGAAAACTTAAAGGTACAAGGGCAAATTACTGATGTTCAAAAAAGTGTTTCGACCTTAGAAAGTAATACAAATACAAGCATAAATGGCCTTTCATCATCACTTAAAACTACTGATGATCTTGCAAAATTGGCTTTTGATAATGCAGCAGAAGCGCAGCAAACAGGAACAACAGCTGTAAAAGCTACCGAAGCCCTTTCTCAAAATTTATTAAGTCTAAAATCTCAAACTCAAGTAACTTCTGGGGTACGTGCAGTCGTTACGACAAAAGGTATTGATGACTGGACACGTTGGCGTACCACTGCAGAAGTGAAAGTAATTCAAGATTCTGATGCACTAGGTGGTTATATTCTTGAGCTTGGGAATAATGCTGATAATGATGAAACATGGGTTCATTGGAATGAGTTTGTAAAGATTAACCCAGATACACTTTATCGGGTTCGTGCACGTTTCCGCCGTGTACTCGGTGAAAATGGATCTATTTATCTTGGTGTTGCATGTAAAAATGCAGACCAAAGTAAATACGTAACGACTACAAACACCCTTGCAGGAGATATGGGTTCTTCTAACTACTTATTGTCGGCCATTAAACCTAATTTAGGTGAATGGCAAGAAGTAGTTCTATACATGAAGGGTAAATCTACTGGGGCAGCAACTGGCTTAGGGACAATTGATAATCCGCGTACTTTCCCAGCGCAAGCTGAATTTTATGCCCCAATCTTTATTGCAAACTACAACTTCCAGACAGGAATTTGTCAGCTTAATTACATTATTGTTGAAGATAACAACTCATTAGCTTCAGCTAATGATGCAACTGCAACTGCAAATGATTTATTCAAAACAGCAACTAACAGAACAGAAGCTGAAGCTGAAAGGACCAGTAAGCTTGAAACAAGAATGCAGAATGCAGAAACAGGTATTCAGAGCAATGCTCAAGCTTTATTGAAAACAGCTACAAAGAGTGATCTCGAAAGTGCAATGGGCCGTGTATCGACTGATATAACAGCTGCTGTAGATAATTTAAAAATCGGTGGTGTTAATGCAGTTGCTAATTCAGAAGCTCCTAGAACATCGACAGCTACAACAAGTCGTGAATACTTAATGTATGAACGAAGCAAAGAGTTAAAAGTTTTTTATGACGAAAACTTAGATAAGCCGGTTACCATTTCATTTGAAGTGAGTGTACCTGTTGCCGGTTCGGTTCAGGTTTACTCATCTAATGGTTCTGCCCACTTTTTCACAACTTCAGTTACAGTAACTAAAGCAAATGAATTTCAAAAATTTGCAGTGACGGTTTTTCCTAAATTAAACACTGACAGTTCAACTGAATCTACAATTGAGTTTTACGGTACTTATGGCTCAGGCCGAATTCCAACAATTCAAAAATTACAGATCGAAGCCGGCAATAAACCTACAGCATGGAGCCCAAGCCCTCGGGATACGCAAAGCTCATTAAATGCTAATGCAGAAGCGATTAAGATCACTCAAGCGGAAGTTAAGAAGCACGGCGAAACATTGTCTTCTCAAAGTTTAGATATTTCTAAGCTTAGAAATGATCTAAATTTAACAAATAATGAAGTAAATAAAAAGGCTTCGTCAGAAGCATTGGAAGCAACGAAATCAGATGTAACAGAACAAGCTGGACAGATTAAAGCAGTTACAGAGCAAGCAACAGCACTCTCTGCAAGTTTGAGTAGAGCCGCAGCTGCTGGTTCGAATTTGCTTATCCAGTCAAATGTTGTGGGTAAATATAACGGAACTTCATATCCTCATCTTTCATATAAGCTAGGCGAGGATTGGGAGGTAGGCGCAAAATACACTTTAATGTGGTGTGCCGAACATCAAAGAAATGGTGCGGATACAAACTCTAATTTGGCAGTTTATGCTGGGGGAGGTCAGCAAGCCTTACAATCCGTTGTTAATACAAATGGCAAAGTTATTAATAAAATAACCTTTGTTAAAAATAATCAAGTTATTGAAAAACGTGCTTTAAATTTTTACATGATTAACAGTCCTACTGCTGCTCAAGGTTCAGTCGGAACGGTTTATTGGGCAGTGCTTGTCAGGGGTGACTTGATCACTACTGAATCGTGGATCCCCAGTGCTTATGACTACAACGCTGCAGTAGACCAAGTTAATGCAAACTTTAATGATTTCAAACAAACATATGTGACTGAAAAGGAGGCACTAACAAAGAGAACATCAAGTCTTGAAACTGGACTTTCAAATGCTGAAAAAAATATCGACAACACCGCAAAAGCACTGCAGAACTATGCAACCACAGCAAAGTTAGACGAAGCTACAGCAAATCAAACAAATCAGCTTAATGCTCAAATTAAAAATGTTAAAGCATCTATTGAATCTGCTAACGATAGTGACTCTTTACTGCCAGATTTTAATTTAAAAAACCCTGAAGATTGGATTAATTACTATAGTTATGATTTGAAAATCCACTTTAAAACAACAATTACAGGAAAAGTTGGCAATACTGTCTTTAGAAAAGATTCTTCGAATCAAGCAGGATGTTGGATATATAGCCGCAAAGCTTTACCGACAAATCGTTCTTATAAAGTTAGCTTTTGGGTTCGCCGAAGTGCAGATTCTACAGGTGATTGCAGCATTACGGCTATGTATGGCAAAGCAGATGGTAGTTTTTCAAATGCTACAATCACTGCATCAGTGATTGCTTTAAATAGAATTCCAGCAAACGAAGAATGGGTATATATCGAACAGGTTGTAACTTTTAATACTCATCCACAAATGAAGTTAGGTTTTGCACTTGGACACAATGGCAGTGGCGGTTGGTGGGAGTTACAAGCTTATCGGGTAAATAGCGTTTTAACAGACAAAGATGTAGACACATCACTTGTTCGCGCTACACAACTACAAAATTATTCGACTACTGCTGACACCACTAAAGCTGTTGCCACAGCTACAGATGCCTTGGAAGCAAAATTTAAGCAGAAGTTCGGGAATTTATGGACAGATAGTTCAGCAACACTGGATAGCACCCGTTATACAAAAGCAGAAACAAATAAAGCTATTGCTGAAGAAAGTAAAATTCTAAAAGCAACAATTTCGTCTAGTGGTGGAGACAATTTAATCAAGAATGGTGATTTCTATGCGCCTTTTTCAATCTCTAACTGGCGTCAGAATGCTGTTGTTGAAGGTAATGTTCTAGAAGTTTTTAAGGATGCTTATGGCGCAAACTGGGGGAGATTCCGCTCTACGAATTCGTCTACATATTTTAAAGGTTTTATCGAGTCAATTACGATAGCTGATGGTTTAGAAATAAATCAAACCTATACGTTGTCACTTAAAGCCAAAGCTCTAACTGCAGCACAAAAAACTTTGCTATTAATCATCCATAGATATGATGGTAGCTGTAATAATCAGGTTGTTAATGAATGGAATATTGCAACAGATAAAGAAATATTATGTACTTATAATTTTGATACAAATATCAATAACTTACAGTATATTAATATTATCCTATGTGCTCAAGTAGGGTATGCTCCTGATTTCTTAATTCGAGAAGTTCAATTAGAGAAAGGTGAGTTAGCAACAGGATTTAGAAAAAATCCTCGTGAAATTGAGAAAGGTTTAGAAGCTAACTCATTAGCAATTACAGGTACTAAAACAGATGTTCAGAAAAATTTAGAAAAGATCCAAGTACTAACTGAAAATTATACAACTCTGAAATCTACTGTTGATACGAATAAATTAACAGTTGATGGGAAGTTTCAGGAAATAAACTCTACAATTAGTGATAATCAACAAAATATAACCCAATCAATTAATAGCTTAGATTCTAATTACAAGCAGTTAAATCAAGATCTAGGACAAGTCTTTAATTACAGAGTTTATTCTTCAGGCTGGAATAATGATTTTACTGGAATCAAGAACTTAAAAGGTGAGACTATATCTGTAGCTTCTAACCGCGGCTTTTCTGTGCATGTTTTAGCAGCAGATGGCTCGATTGCAACCTCTACGAGATACGATACATATGCTGACCCAGCTAATGCAGTAGCAATGAGTAATGCAATTCAGTCATTACCTCAAAATACTTTTGTGATTATCACTAACTATGATTACATTGCAATGAATTTGAATAGTGTAAAACCAGCATTACTTTCATTAGGCGCAAATCAATTTACTCTCGATCAGATTACAGGCAGAGATGCTTATATTTTAATTGGGCAGAAGGGAATCGGAGCGGGAAGAGGTATTGAACTTCATGCAACTCCTGACTCTGGTCTGAATGGCGCAAAACAGATTATGGTTGCTGTTCAGGTCGTTAGTGGTATTCCATTAGGATTAGCTAATAACAGTGGTAATTTGCAAAAAGTTTTAGAAAATCATGCTCAAATTTTAAGTCAAAAAATTACTCGATCTGATGCAAAAGAAGTATTTGCAGAAGAAATAAAATCCTTTTCAGCAAAACTGGATACTATTCAATACGCAGAAGACAATTGGATTTTATTAGGAGATGAAACCAAAACATTAAATGTTTCAACAGGCACAAATCAAACTTTTCCAGTCTGGGAACTACAATATAAAATTAAAGAACTACCAATCGCTAAAGGTGATCCTGTAGTTATACGAATCAAATATAATGCTTCGGTAGGTCTAATTGGTGCAGTTTGTACCATCCAATTTCACGGCGCGGTATATGGGCTTGGTTTACCATTATTTACTGTTCAAACAAGTGGAGAATTAGAATTAACGGGGATTTTTCCAAGTGATGTAAAAGCTACGAATTTTGAATTTGTTCCTCTGGGTTTACGATTTGATAATGCTCCTTCAGCGGGCACATTTTCAGTTTCGAATATTTTCATTAGCCGAGGAAATTCTGCTCCTAATTTCAAAGGAGGATTTAAAACTACTCTTAAACAAAATGCGAAATTTGTGGAAGATACATTTATCAATGCTGATGTTAACAAAGGTGTTATTGCACAACAAATTCAGCAATATGATGCTTCAGTGCCAGGTGGACTTTCAACGGTATTAAAAACTACTAAAGCAGCAGCGGATCAAACATCAAAAGATTTAATTAATCTTCGTAATAATGATATTACTCAGCTCCAAACAAGCACCGACAATCTGGGTTCAGCATTAGAAAATACAACTAAGCTTGCAATGATGATTACTAACGGTAAGTTGCTTTACGGTGATGTAAATTTCAAGAAAGGAATGAACAACGTCGGCACTTATAACAATCTAGGCAATGGTACAGTTAGTGTTACTCGTGAAGCTAAAAGTGCTGACAATCCGACAACTTCAACTCATGAACTTAGAATCGTTACAACTGGTTCAGCAAGCCCGAATTTCGGTGGTTTTCATCAACAGTTTTTCACACGTTCAAATGCTATTTTTATCATTAAATACCTGATTAAATTACCTATCGGCTACAAGTTATATCCTGCAGCAAATTTAATGGGCGATGGATCAGTAGATAAATTCATTGGTAGCACTGACGGGACGGGGAGATTTGAAGTTTATGTTCGTATGGTTAAATCCGGTGCCACCGGAAGATTCGATACTTCTGGATTCGTACATGTAGCGGGTGGACCAGCCCCAACACCTGAAAGCCCTCTATTCTGGACTTTAGCTCAAATTGAATGTTATGACGTAACTGACTATGCATCTGCAGATCCTAATTTACAAGATTTCGTTTCTACAGCTACAGAATCATTAGGGACATTAACTAATTTTAAGGAAACATGGGCAAGTAAACTTACTGAAATGTCTTCTAAATTAGATAGAACAAATAGTGCATATATTCTTAATTCTGACCTAACTAATACAAATATTGAAAGAGCAATTGCTGCATCGTCAAATCAGTTAAAGTCGGAATATATTGATCCCTTACAGAAAAATACTGAAAGCTTAAAAGAAAATATTTTAACGAATATTGACTTATCAGGTTTGAATCCAGATATTTACTATCCTGTTATCTTTCAGTTGGCTACCGGTAAGCAAAAGTATGATTTTAAAGTATTTTGTACTTTGGGCGGCCAAAATAATAGTAATGTGCCTTGGGCTACACATGGTACACGCTCTTTCGGTCTTAATTGTGAATGGAGTGTTACCGCTAATGGATGGGGTACTCAAGCAGAAAATAGAATTATTGATAAGTTCTCTTTTAGCTGGACTGCACAATCACCTTTAATAAACATTAAACAAATGCCTAACTCTTCAATTGAAACTGTCTTTTTACGGGGTGGGGCGAGATATGATATTTCACACTATAAAACGATTACACCACTTATTAAAACTGAGTCTTTCACAGCTTTGGGACAATCTATTGAACCAATTCAATATAATTCGTCACTTGTACCAGTACCAATTTTTGCAGAAATTGTAAAAGCTCAAGACACAGCTGCTGCAGCATCTAGAACAGTTGCTGACATACAAAGAGATTATGTGACTTCTTCAAAATTGAATGAGGCAGTTGCTTCATCCAGTGAACGATTATCAGCCCTCTATTCAGCAAATAGCCAAACCATTATGGCGTCTGCTTTGCAAACTTTTGAGATAGATTGGATTAACAGAACGCCTAGCGGCTCAAGAATAGATATGCGTTTAATTGAAGATCAAACATGTCGGGGAGGTTATGCATTACGGATGGGTGATAATTCTGGCAACGATGAAATCTGGCTAAACTGGTTCTCTACCTTACCAATTGATGATAATAAGATGTACCGGATTAAATACCGCTACAGAAGGGTGTCAGGTGCTGGTGTAGTTTATGTGGGGGCCACCTGTTTTAATGCCGCAAAAACTGCATTTATTACAGATGCTAATTACATTAATGGAGATATCGGTTCAAGTCATTATGTGGTGGGTGGTGCTGCACCTGCCTTGGGTACATGGATGACGGGTGTTGCTTATTTCAAAGGTAGATCTGCTGGTGCAAGTAGTGGGGCTGGAACGCTTACAAACCCCAAAACATTTGCAAATAAAGCAGCTTTCTTTACTCCTGTTTTTATCGGCAATTATGCAGCTCAAGCAGGCGAAGTAGATCTTGATTACATCGATATTGAAGATGCAGACAATATTGCTGAATTTGAGAGTTTTAAAACTACATATACCACGGATGTAGGAGCTTACGCTGGTTCACTTCAAACTCTCACTTCAGTATATGGTCCAAATGCAATTAATCTTAAGTCTCAAGTTGATTTGATCAACGGGATGAAAGGTAAATATGTAATGGGAATGGATAACAACGGTGTTTTCTCTGGTTTATCCATGGTAAGTGAACAAAATAATGGAACTGTCCAAACTTCTATAGGTTTCCAAGCTGATAGAATTTTCTTCACAACAGGTACTTCTTCTACTAAATACATGCCGTTCATAGTCCAAGACAATCAAGTCATTATGAATAGTGATGTATTTATTAAGAATTTGACCGCAGCAAACTTCAAAGCGAAGTCTTTAACAGCTGAACTGTTTAAAGTCGATAAATTGAGCGCGATTGCTGGTGAGTTGGGGACATTAACTACCTACAAGGATCCGGCTAAACCCAATGGTGCAAGGATGGTTTTAAGCGGCAGTTTAATTACGGTTTACGACGATAATAATGTTGTCAGGGTTAAATTAGGGCTGTGGTAGTGAAGAAGGGCTAGATATCTAGCCCTTTATTTTTGGAGGACAATATGCCACAAGGCTTACAATGTTTTGATGAAACTGGGAAGATTGTTGTTGATGTTACAGATCGTCAAATGCACTTAATACATACTTTCGAAGTCTCTTTAGGTTCTAATGAGTATTATAAGGATTATGTTTATGACGGTATTACATCTGAAACTCATATAGCAATTGTTAGAGAAGACTGCTTAGGTAATATGACTCAGCAATACCCTACACTTGCTTACCATGGTGGACCTTTTGCGTCTATTTATACACCTAATGTAGTAAGAGTGAGTGCATTGACTGGTTTAGCCCTTCTTACTGTTGATATTTATAGGTATGGATAATGTCTGGCTTTGAAGTAAGTAATGATAAAGGTGAAATTATTGTTAGCGACACTTACAGACATTTAGGTGTGAATTCTGTACAAGTGTTAGATGGTGGTGCACCTAGTTCAATAGGTGCATCTTCTGGTTGGGCACCTAGTTTTATTCAAACCCCTAGTTTGGTATATCCTTCTTTTCGTAATGATTTACCAAAAGAGACTCTTTATATTTTAAACCTATCTGAAGGTACTGAGTTTTGTGGGAAATATTGGCATAGTGTGCATAACAATAATATTTCATTTTTAAGTTATGACTACTCTAAAATCTCTGGTTATTTAGATGTATATGATGAGCAAGGTAATTTAATCTGGTCTGCTATATCTGCTAAAAATATTCCAAGGATTGTGCAAACATATCAATTAACAGCAGATAACTTATTAAACGGTATTATACTTAGCATTGGTTCTAATGTGGGTATCTTATTAAATACTTTGCCTTCGTGGTTTAGACCGGGACCTATGAATAACTTAAATAGAGGGGGCTTGTTTGGTAGGTACTCTAATGGTCAGTTACAATTAAAGTTTGCGGCTGCTGCTAAATTAAATGATATCTCTTCAAGGATAATTGAAAATCTAGGGCCTAATGGCACTCTTCCTGTTCATATTACCTCTTTTGCATCATAAGGTTCCTAGATAATAAGAAAGCCCCTTTTAGGGGCTTTCTTATTAAAGCATGTTATGCAGGTTGATCAGTACTTTGAGGTTCTTCTACAAAAGTGTAGTTAACTGCAATGGAACCAGTTTCAAGGTCCCAGCCTAGGTTTAAAGTTTTGAAAGCTGGACGATTATTATAACGCTGACTATTTACAATATCTTTTGTCTTTTGAGCTAATTCAATATCCATATCAGTGAATACTTTTACATCAGTCATTAGCGAATCCTCTAAACAGTAAAGTAAGTTTGTTCAGATAGAATTGCATGCTGCATATTTATTAAATCTGTTTGGTTCCAATTCAATTTGGAACCCATCTAAAAGTAGAAAAATAACAACCTTCAAAATACATAATTATTTAGGTATTTTGGCTTCGTTATGTCTTCTCGGTTCTTATCGTTATTACTCGGTGAAAATGTTAATTCATATGATCAGCAATTCGATACGTCTAATCAGGATGCAACAGCGCAGCTTTATGAAACTATGGCTCCGTTTTCACTTGGGACTAACCAAACCAAAGCCAATAAGAAGCGTACTCGAAAAGAAATTCTTACTAAATGGGAGAGAATGTTACGCTTTGCACCTATAGCAGAGGGTATGGGGATTCATGTTTCTGCAGCCTTAGGCGGAGATTCTTATAGCGGCCAACAAGTCTTTATTACGCCCGCAGAACGGTTAAAAAAGGCGAATGGACCAGCAGCTGAAAAACTAAAAAAACAACTAGATGAGCGCCGTGTAAAGATGGAAAAGCTGATCAATAAGTATTTAAGCAAGCTAGCCCGAGATGCAATTTCATTTGGTGATTCTTATGCACGTATTTACGGGAAAAAAGATAAAGGTGTAATTGACCTCGTATGTAATGAGTATACTTATCCACCATTAATACAACCTTTCGAACAAGGCAGTAAGACTGTCGCCTTTTTTTGTTTAGATCCTCGTAATTGGCAGAAAACTATTACCAAACTGAATACTATTCAAATGGTACGTTTCAAAATGCCCCGTATGAGCAATATTGCTCAATATGAGCTTGTTGAAACTGGTCTTGTCACGAAAATGTTGGAGGGTGATGATCCAGATGAGCTACCAATCTTACCAGCGCATTTAGGCGGCTCATTTCTTTATGAGATTGAAGATATTTATGATGATGTAATCCTCGCTTTGGCATCTATGAATAGCCAGCAAATTGCAGATACCGTAAATCAGATGTTCTTGACAGTAAATATGTCAGGAATGCCGCCAGCACAACGTCAAGCCTATATCCGTGGTTTAGAAGGTTTACTTAAAAATCATGAGGCTTATGTCCGTGATGCTTTATCAGGTGGTGAAGCAGTCTGGAATACTGCTTTTCACATGCTTCCAGTATTTGATGAAAAACAAGTTCTAAATCCAGTGGGTGATATCAAGAATCAACGAAGCTCACCTATCAATATTGAACAGTTCATGATTAATGTCCGTTTGTTAATGGGCGGTATAGGTCTAGACCCAAGTATGGTTGGGTGGGCTGACATGTTAACTGGTGGTATTGGAGAAGGTGGAGCATTCCATACTTCTGCACAAATCATGCGTAGGTCACAAGATATTCGAACAGCAGCTTCCGAAGGGATTAATCAAATTCTTCATTTGGATTGGGGGTTTGCTTACAACGAACAATTTGAGCCTGAAGATTACCCTTGGCAAGTTGAATACTATTCAAACCAAACTGCAGCAGCTACAGAAGAAATCAACAATGCTCAATCAAGAATGAATACAACATTACTTAAAACACAAGTAATCGCATCATTGAAAGAATCAAATTTAGATGTAGATATTATGGCGTACATTCTTGAGCGCGATACAGGTATGAAATATGAGGAAGCATTAACATTAGCTGAAAGTATTGCTAAGAGCCGTAAATTTCCAGAGGATGAAGAATAATGGCTTTCTTTGAATACGAAACGCAGAATAAAACTATAAATAACAGTTTGGGAAACGTTTTAAATCCGTTTAAAGAACGTTTTGCTAAGAATCCTGTCTTGTGGTCTGGTCTAACTGTTGATCGAGCTGTTTCACATTATCAGGAACTTTACGCATTAGGGACACTTTCAGCGGCCCATTTTGGAATTGAAATTCGCCCGTACCGTGCAAACAGTAAAATTGCTCAAGCAAATATTCCAATTTTTGATCCTTCAAACAAAGTTGCTTGGTTAGCCAATAATGTAGATGTATCACTACTAGATGCCCAAACCGATGCAGTGCATGTGGGGCATTTTCAACTCAACCATGTAACTGGTAATGCTTCAAATGAGTTGAGCATTTCATTTATTGAGACTAAAGAAGCAGCTATTGCGAATAGTGCTAAAGCTATAAAAGAAATAATGTTTAATAAAGATGGTACTCAGTCGCCACCAATTGAATACTTAATGAGATTAAAAATATATGCTTTTGATAAAGCTGCAAGAAATCAGAACCAATTTGAAATTGAGCATCTAGTTTCACTTCAAGCAGGCAATTTGCCCCTTGATGCCTCTAATAAAGCACATGCCATTGTTACTTTAAATTTCATCAAAATGTTTCCCAACTTAAAATAAGCTATGGAACTCATTGCCTTTATAGATTCGCCTAATTGAGAAAATATCCTCAAACTAAAATGAGGATAACTCCGTGAGTGTTAAATCAATTTTCATTCAAACACACGCACCACATCAAAGCCGATTAGTACATGGTTTTGACTCCATGGTGAATAGTGGTGCTTGTTCAATTGGGTTTATTAAGGGTGATTACCGTCAAATTAATGCTTTAGTCACTGAAGATTACACGGAAAATGATTTCTGGCGTGTTGTAAATTTAAAAGGTAAAAAGGGTGGGATAGATGCGTTTGATTCTGTTGCGGTATTAGGCGCTATCGATGACCAGCATGCAGCTGATTTAGCGATACTGCAATTTGGCCGAATGTTTGATGCTTGTGTTACAGATGTTATTGAAACAAATCAATTTGGACTTAAGCGCCATTTATCTTCACAACAATTTAATTTGACGGGTGCAAAACCGATTCAAAGATGGCAACTAGAACAATTACAAAATGTTGTCGCAGCTGAAAAACCTGAATGGGATGGAATCAATTTAATTTCTCATGAGGGTGATACTTCTAAGTTGTTATTAGATATGCAACGAAATGATGATCACAGCCAATTATTAAGTAAATTTGATGGGTTACCTACGCTTTTATCTAGTCTAGGCGTCGAAGAAGCGCATTATGACTCTATTATCGTTGATTACCAGCATTTAGAGCAGCTGTCTGCAATTTTGCATCACTCTATGGATCAGTTTTCAAAAACTGGCGTCAAAATCGTAAACGTTACGGAAAGTAAGCCCTTTAAGCATAAAAAAGTCCTTCAAATTGCCCTTACTTATGATTTTGATGACGGCCAAAACTTCACAATCCTTTTTCATAAGCCAGATCGACTATCAAAAAAAATTAGTCCAGCTGATTCATTAATTTCATGGAAGATTTTAATGAACAATCGGGATATAACTGCTGCAATCCAGCCTAATCAGGGAGAAGGAATTTCAATTCCAGTTCTCGCTGGTCGAATTATGAAGTTGATTAACCAAAATAGTAATCGTTTTAAGCGGTTACAATCTAAAAAAGCAGAAAAGGCCAAGGCTTTAGCAGATGCAGAACTACGCCTCGAGCAAAAACAAAGTCAATTAAATTCTTTAAGTGCAGAAATTTCCAATTTATTAAACGAATTGGATCAGTTGCAAAATACATTGTTAACCAAGCAATCTGAGGAAAATGAAGGAATCATTAAAGAGAATAGTCTCGATAATGAGTTACCAGATAGTATTTCTGATGAAGAAGCCGAACGTTTAAAAGCCGATTTAAAGCGTTTAAATGCTGATCCTGAATGGGCAGGTGAAGATGGTTTACGTTACCAAGCATTCTTTGAACGTATCAATAAGGCTCTAGAGGGGGACTCTGATGCGGTAGTTTGGGCACGTGAATGGATTTCTGAACTAGATGACCAGGCTTTGGCTCAACAGCAAGCAGAATTAGAAGCAAAAAAACTTATTGATGCCGAAAATGAAGCCAAACAAAAAAGAGATGAAGAAGTTATAGCAGCTCGTGCAGCTGGTATAGCTGAAAACAAAATGATGCAAGCATGGTTAGACACTTTGGAAAAGCCTGAAGATACTAAAAACATAGACTTTATGGCTTGGGTTTCAGATCGCCGTGGTGAATTCTTAAAAAACTGGAATGGGGCCGAAGGTTCACCAGAATATTTAACAGCATTTTATGAATATTCAAGAGCATGGGCAGATGAACATTTAGCGGATCGCCTCAGTAAAAAAGAGCCAGCCCAAAATTCAGATAATGATGAATCTAAAGAACTAAATGCTCCGACAGAAGTTGAAGATCTTCAGCCTAGTACGACAAATGATGAAGGTAATCAACTTTACCGTTCAGTAATTGAAGGGCAGGTTAAAGTTAATCTTGAGTTATTAGAGCAAATTCGAGATGAAGCAGAAAAAGACTTAAATGATCCACTTCTTATTCCAGCGGTGACAGAACTCTTGAATCAAGTGCAAAAAATGGAAGCGGAGAATATTTTATGACAACTTTAAATCTAATTTCTATTCAAGATATTGCTAAAAATCCATTAGTTGTAATTGATCAAATGATTAGTTTCTTTAAACCTAAACAGCCCTTTACTGGGCTATTGAAGGGTAGAACTAATAATGTGAAAACAGCCAAAGGACAAAAGATTTCTACTGTATTCGCTTTAGTTGATATTGATCAAGTAATTGCATCTCATACAGCAACTGGTGCGGAAAACCCTAATTATCCGCAAGAATTGCAGCCAAGAGATCGTAGTCGTGAATCCTCACAAGCATGGGTACAGAAAACTGCTAATGATTTAGACCCCGAAAGCCTAGGCCGCTCAGGTCGGGCAGACACGGGAGCACCGATAACTGGTGATGATTTAGTTGTTGAATCAGGAAATGGCCGAACAATGGCTATCAAGCTTGCCTATGAGCGCGGTACCGCAGATGAGTATAAACAATGGTTGATTGATGAAGCCGATTACTTTGGCTTTAGTTCTGAGCAGGTTCAGGCTTTTGCTAAACCAATCTTGATACGTATTCGTACAACTGAGATTGATAGAGCTCAATTTGCCATAGATGCTAACCAAGATGATAAGTTGTCATTTACAGCTACTGAACGTGCTAAAGCTGATGCTAAACGTTTAGATGAGAATTTACTGGCTCTTTTTAACCCGAGTGAAGATGGCGATTTATTAGCAGTAAGTAATCAAAAGTTTATTCAAGGTTTTTTAAGTAAATTAGGTGATACAGAAGCTGCCCAGTACACAACGAAAGATAAAAAACCAACACAAGCACTGATAAACAGAATCAAGGCCGCAATTTTTAGTAAAGCGTACAATGATGATCGTCTGCTAGAAATGATGGCTGATCATACAAAACCAGATCTTCAAAATATGCTTAATGCGCTTGGTGTTGCTGCGCCTAAATTTATTGAAGCGCAAGCTATAAGTCGTGGAAATGTTCAAGATATATCAGATCAAATCGTTGATGGAATGGAGCAAGCCATTGATCAACGTGTTGCTAATGCAATTATTGATGCAGCAAATACCATTTTATCTGCAAAGCAAAATGATCAAGATATTGTTGAGTTTGTAAAGCAGCAAGGGCTTTTTGAGGATCTAGGAGAAGGTGTTGCTGAGCTCGCCGTATTTCTCGCCAAGAATAGCCGCAGTTCAAAAAAAATGAGTATGTTATTTAAAGCATTAGCTGAATTTGCAGAGAAACAGGCTTTAGATAGCAGTAATGTAGGCTTGTTTGGTGAACCTGAACCAGTAAGTGTAAAAGATGCTATCCAATATGCACAACAAGTGCTTGGTGATGATTTCATTAGTGTGCAAATGTACGATTCCTTGGTTGATTCCAGCAGTTCAAGTAAACCTAAAATAATTCGATTAACGAAAGAGGGAGCTGAACGTTTTCACAGTGCTTTGAAAGTTAAAATTGATCAAAGTAATGACAAGGAAAATCAAGAAGAGAACAAAATTAATGACATTCTTTTTGAAGAATTAGATGTTTAGATTTGGAACCTACTAAAAATTAGATACTTACGATCATTCAACATAGGAATGTAAAGTTCCTATGTTGAGGGATATATGTCCATCTTAAAGCTCAAACCAATCACTAAAGACACAGTATTGGTTGCGATTTATTACATGATTGATTTCATGCATTATCAGAGCAATATTGCTCGATTTTTCCTTCTTATAATCCATAAGCAAATAGAACTTAACTTGTCTGTAGCAAAGCAAGCTTTAGCTTTTGCCCGTCAAGAAAGTGACTTTCCAAAATTGGATGAAGTTATTGAAGTCTTATATAACGAGGCTATCAAAAACATTGATGAATCAGTTATCCAACACCTTAATAACAGTTCCAGAAATGTTATTGAACAGCTAGAGACTATTGTCAGTCTTTTTGCTTGCGATAAAGAGCTGAAGCCATACACCACTAAAAAGAATAAAACACTACAGGTTATTGGTCTTAAAGGCATCAAATTAACCAAAGCTAAAGAGTTTGACCCCTATGCCTTTTATTATCAGGGTGAAATTCTTGTACGCTCAAAACATCTTAAAGCTATTCCAGACTCTCTTCTTTCTGAAGATCAGCAACTTGTAAAAGGATTATTCTTACATGTATCAAATACCAATTCAGATGTGGAATCAGTTGGCGAATTTCGTCTCAGATCCAGAGGACCAATTGTTTCTACAACTGGATCAGGAAAAGATGAACTTGAGGCTTCAGAAGCAGTCAGAAATGATGGAGAAGTTGGGGTACTCAGAGACAGTAATTCTGGCTTACCAAAAAGTGATGATGCAAGTTTACTTGGCGGCCGAAATCCTAGAAATGAATCTTCAAATGGAGATAGTGGAACCAGTGCTAACCGGATTAACAGCAGCGGAAGCAGTGAACTATCTGGTAAGAGATCATCTCTTAAACGAGCAAGAGATCGATCAATTATACAATCTGCTAAATCAGTTAGAGCTGCCATAGATGAAAAGCTAGATGCTCAATTAAAAGCAGATAAGGTAGAAACTATATGGAGTGATGCTTCAAATATTGACGAAGCTTTGCCATATCTACAATCTGCACAGCGTGGTGATGTTTTTAAGACTGAAAAGCGCTTAATAGAGGAAAATCAGAAAGGTATTCTTTTTACTAATGGCACAGGTACTGGAAAAACCTTTACTGGTCTGGGTGTAGCAAAACGGTTTATCAATGCTGGCCTTAAGAATATTTTAATTGTTACTCTAAACGATAAAATCGCTAATGACTTTGTCAAAAGCTCAAGCCCTTTAAATATCAAGGCTTACAAATTAAAAAGTATTAAAGAAAATGGCGGTGAGGATCACTCAGTCGTGGTCACAACCTTTGCTAATTTTGGTCAAAATAAAAGTTTGGTTCACAAACATTGGGATCTGATTTTAATTGATGAGGCCCATACTCTATCGCAATCATCCGATGGTAAAGCAACTGCAGCATTAAACAAACTACGAGCATTAACCGGGCATTTGCATGGTTTTAGTGAGTGGTTTGAAGATAAGTTTGCTGAGCAGATGCCAATTGAAGAATTTGATGAAAATGGTAAAGAAACAGAACAATATCTAAGCGCTTATAACAAAATGCAGGTCCTTCGAAATGAACAACGAAAGATCTGGAATTTGAATTGGAAACACCAGAAAAGTAAGGTCAAAGTTGTTTTCTTATCTGCTACGCCATTTAGCTATCACTTTTCACTTGATTGGGCGGAAGGCTATTTATTTGATTATATGTCTCCTTCAGTATCTGTTGATGACCAAGGTAATTTAGCTGAAGGCTTTAGTAAGGCTCGAGAGCACTTCTATATGGGAAATCTTGGATATCGAAAGCGATATGGTAAGTTGACGCGACCAGAAGCTAAGGTGGATACAGGTGTACTTGAAAGACAGTTCGCCGAAAATCTTAAAAACACTGGTGCTATGTCTGGGCGGGATTTAGAAGTAAATTTTGACTATGATCGTAAATTCATTCTAATTGGCTCTCGTGTTGGTGAACTTATTGATGAAGGTTTAACTTATCTTCGCAATGGTTATAAAGAAATAGAAGGGCACAAAACACGAACTTTTGAAGAATGGGCTGCTCAGACTGGTAAACCAACAACAGGCTGGGGACGTCATGCATCTATGCAAGAATATGATCGGCTATTTACTGGCAACCGATTTAAAAACATATACGAAATTATTGCAAAACGCTTTGATTACTTAGCAAGACGCCGTTTGTTAGAAGCTATTAAAGCTGAAGCTTGTGTTGATATGGTGAAAAAGCACTTAGCATTAGGTCGTAAAGTAGTAATTTTTCATGACTATAACGAGGGCGGTGGTTTTGCACCTTTCTTGATTAGTAAGCTTGATATCGAAAAATATGAAAGCCCACTTAGAGAAGATATTGAGCTTGAATATAATGCATTCAAAGAAAATAGACCGGATCTAGTAAATCTCAATCTTGATTATGATTCACCTGTTGAAACTTTAAAGAATGCATTTCCTAATGCTCTTTTATTTAATGGCCGTCTTTCAAAGCAACAACGTGAAACTAATGTAGCGTTATTTAATACTGATGATAGCGGGCACGATATTCTCATTCTGCAGTCAGATGCTGGTTCTACTGGGATTAGCTTGCATGATACAACTGGTAAACACCAGCGAGTACTCATTAATATTGGTCAACCAACAAAGCCAGCAAAGTTGAGACAGACGGAAGGGCGTATCTATCGAACCGGACAAGCATCAAATGCTATTCAGAGATACTTGACTACTGGTACTGCATGGGAACGGGCTGCATTTGCAGACACGATTGCTGGACGCGCAGAAACAGTAGATAACTTTGCAAAAGGTGCTGATGCTGTAGTAAGTATCAAAGAAGCGTTAATTCAGGCTTATGAAGAAGCTAAATATGAAGAGCCAAGTCTAAATGATGGTATTGGTGGTAAAGCATATGATGAAGAAAATGCCCGTATTGCTAAGTTAACCCCATTTGATCAAGCACTAACATTCTACTATGCCAAAGGCAAACGTTCTGAAAGTCGTGATAACCGCGAAGGTAAGGAATGGTATGCAACGCCTGAACCTCTAGGATTCAAAATGATTGAATGGGCAGGGGTACACACTGGCGATTCTGTGCTTGAGCCTAGTGCTGGTGATGGAGCTATTGGTCGTTTTGTTCCGCAAGATATAGAGCTGACAATGATTGAACCCACTGAGTCTTTAGCTAGTCGTGCTCAAATGGCAAATACAGGTGCAAAAGTAATTGTTGATACATTCGAATCTTTAGAATCATTGAATAAGTACCATGCAATTGTGATGAATCCGCCATTTGGTCATGCTGGCACTTTGGCAATTCAACATATCAAGAAAGCTTTTGGTCATCTTTATGATGGTGGTCGGATTGTGGCCTTAGTACCACGTGGTTCTATGGATTCTAAAGTGGACGAATTTATTGATAGTACACCTGGTGCAATTTTGACAGCTGAAATCTGGTTGCCTCAATCAACCTTTAAAAATGCTGGTACCGCCGTTTCAACTCGTATCATCATTATTGAAAAACATGCAGGCTCTAATGATGTTCCAATAACACGAGAATTAGACTTTACGCACCTTACAAGTGTAGAGGATCTATTTTCAGAAATTCGTGATATCGCAATGCCTCCTAGAAAACTACGTATTGATGAGCAGCTTGCTAAGTACGATCTTTATGTCAGAACTGAACGTAGCAAGTATGTATTCAATGGCGACGGCGTTGATAAACCTCAGATCAAGAATATCATGCTCAAATTCTGGGGGTCAGAAGTAAATGAGTTTGATGAGATTGTTATGCCATATAACAAGTCTGCTGAAATCATTAAGAAGATTGATGAATTTGAGCAAGAAAACAATATTAATTTAGCTGCATAAGATTAGTATAAAAAAATACGCTCACAAAGAGCGTATTTTTTTAATTATTTAAAGGACTTGAAAGTGTAGAGTTATGCCTTAATCTTATAAAACTAAATTGATTTCTTAGACAATGGTACATCTATGAACTTTGAAAATATTAAATCTTTGCGTGAAAAAAATGACTGGCATCAAGTTAACGGGGAGCGTCGATATATTTCTAAAGATGACGTTTATTTAAGTTTTTGGTTAGGTGAAGAAACCGTAATTGAATACTTTAATTTACCTAAAAATTTACATTCTTTTGATGGTTATTTATCCCAGCTTGCTCAAATCACTAAAATTGAGGAGATGAGCGGTGCATTTGAATACAACTCAGTAAAACTTGAGAATTTTAAATTATATAAGTTCTCAGGTCATGTGCACCGCCATGGTTCTATGAAGCCTATCTCTGTTTATTTTACAGTCCATCCTAGCATTAATGATGATAAGACAGAGATTGATATGTTTAGTAAAGCTTTAATACATGCTTTAAATGATAAGTATGCATTGAATTTAATTATTCGATGCACAGATGATTAATTCCGGTTTATTCAATTACTCCTAATTGGAACTGTAGAGTTCTGCTAATAAACTTATCTTCAATAATAGTCCTAACTTTAACGGTAGGGCTTTTTTATGTCCAAAGCTTTAGCTTATGCACCAGCTGTTAATACAGCTAAAACAAAGTTGCCCAGTACTGAATCAGATCCTTTTTATGGCTCAATTTCAAAGCATAAATATGCTGAATTTTCTCTTTGTGATAAGGATGGTAACCCTATAGCTTCACCAGTAATTCGTGCTTTGTTGACAGACGGCGACAAAAGTATTGAGAGCCAATGGCAAACTCCATTTGAAAATAGCAATCCAGAACTAAAGATGCCTATGTTGATGGCTAACTTGCAAACCGGGCAAATGCTTCAAGCTGCAGCTACTCTAGGAGAAAACTCACCCTTTATTTCTGCTTTAAGCGATATGGCATCAGGACCTTTAGCAACGGCTGAAAATGCGCTTAAGAGCGTTGAAGGGCGAACTAATTTAACCAAAGTAAATACAACTCAAGTATTCCTTTCAACATCATCAGTACGTCTTAATTTATCAATCTTTTTCTTGGCCTTTAGTGATGCAAAATCCGAAGTTGAAGACAAGATCATGCAGTTGGAGGCTTGGAGCGTACCAGTATCATTATCGTCTGATTCTACGCTGCAAAATGTCATTAATAATTCAAATACAACCTTAGAAGGCTTGTTTTCAGGGGTTATCCCACCTTTCGTATCTCTCACTACTCATGGCAAAACTTATAAACCCTTTATTCTTGAAAGTGTTTCAGCACCAATAGTCGCGCCAATTGATGAAAAAGGTAACCGGTTAAGTTTAGCTGTCAATATTAGTTTAATGAGTCGAACTGCATGGGACTCAAAGGATATTTACTCATTATATGGAGGCAACTAATGATTACTTTTGACCCTGTGTACGTTGGTGAAAATACCTACCAAATGCAAGAGCTTAGTTTTGAGCAATGTCTCAAAATATCTATCATTGCTCCAAATTTTAATGAAAAAAGACTTTCAGCTTTTCTGAAATCAGCATTAGACAATGTTGATCCTTTACTTTTATCAGTTCAGGAACGGTATTTATTGCTGCTTAAATATCTTGAAAAACAAAGTAATACTATGTTGGAGGTGAACACAGACTGGTCTAAAGTTTTCCTTCAATCAGAAAATAATTGGAAAACTGAAATTACTCAAAATGGAATTACAGTTAGACAGCTTATTGGAATGGAAGTGGAGTTCTTAGAGGCAAATTGTAAGAATGTCGCTGAATGGATTGCCTGCATGATGGCTTTTCAGTTGAGTTATTCTAATCATGAGCACTTAGCTTTATTGCCGGATAGAACAAATCCTCAATTATTTGAAGAACAATTTAAGCAGCGGCTAGATTTCATTAAGAAAATGCCAGCTAGTGATTTTGATTTGTGCTATCAAGACTTTAATAATTTAAACAATGAGTTATTTACTCATTTACGGTTAAGCGTTGATAACTACGGTATTTTAGTGGAAAGAGGTGCAGATGACGCGCCTGCACGATTTCGCACCGCTTCCGTCTTTACAGGAATCATCAAAGAGTTGGACCGATCTTTTGCTTGATACAGCAAGTAGTATTTCTGAAAACTGCCCAATGCCTTTATCGGATGCATTAAAAATGCCTTTGAGTTTTGAAAGTACTTACTTCAATTCATCTGCATGGGAAAACCGCAAGAAGTATTTAGAAAACGAAATTGAACGTCACAACGTATTCTTAAAATTAGGTCAAGAAGTCATTAAAGGATTAAATGCCCTAGCAAGTAGAGGCCGATAGTTTTCATATAGAAAAGTCTGAGTAATTCGGGCTTTTTTTCGCTCTTTGTATTTGGAACCATACACCAATTAGAACAACAACACTTGCAAAAATAACCACAAATGAAACGTGGGGAATAGGTCATGTCTGATCATCAGACACTTGAAATAACAATCACTAGTTTTGCAAATAAAACAACAATTCTTAGTGGTGTAACAAGTGCTTTAGCGTCTTTAGCATCTTTTAATTGGTTGAGCTATTCGGGTGCAATTGTAGCTGTAGCGGGCCTATTCATAAGCTTTATTTTTCAGTTTAGACGTGATCGCCGTGAACGTAGAGAGAGCGAATTGCGTGAAAAAGAAAGCAAGCTACGTATTAAAGCTTTAGAGCAAGATACTGAACGAGAGAGGAAGGATGAATGAAGTTAATTGAAAATAATGCTTGGCAGTATCTATCTGTTAAGTTACCCGCCGTAGGTGCATTCATCATGCTAATTTTATTGCCAGCACTACAATGGGGTGTTGATTATGAAGTTATTCCTGAAAAATATCATGCATTTGTTACTGGTACTTTAATGCTTGTTCTGTCATGGATTGGTAAGAAAATTTCTCAACCACGACTCAACGGCCCGCAATTAACAGGCCAGTTAGTAGGAATCAACACTTTAATGAATATTCCTACAACGACAAAGTTTGACGAATTAGCTTGGATGGCTGAAGCAAAAAAACACATTGGTCTGCAAGAAATACCAGGTAAACAGCACAATCCAACTATTTTGAAATGGTTAAAGGAGCTTAAAGCTTGGTGGGCGGATGATGAAACAGCATGGTGCGGTACTTTCGTTGCTCATTGCTTGAAATCAGCTGGAATTGCTTATCCTAAGCATTGGTACCGTGCATTGGATTATGTGAATTATGGTACCAAATTAGCTAAACCAGCTTACGGTTGTGTAGCTATTAAAACCCGTAAGGGAGGAGGCCATGTTTGTTTTGTTGTAGGACGTGATAAGTCTACTGGAAAACTTGTTTGCCTTGGTGGTAACCAATCCAATAAAGTTTGTTACGCCCTATATAATGACTCAGATTTCCAAGAGTTCCGTTGGTATGGACGTACACCTCAACCAGCAAGTAAGCGTTATTCTTTACCGCAATTAAAGGGCGTAACAGCTACTAGGGTTTCTGAAGCCTAATGAAGTTACTATTACTGAGCTTTCTTTTATGTGGTTGTACGGCACATACAATTAATAGCAATGTAAATGTCACAATTTGCGTTAAAGCGATTTAAAAAAAGCCCTGAATGATCAGGGCTTTTTGAATTCAGTTTTGAACTTCTGCATCATAAATTGTTTTGAATGCGTTCTTCAGTTTTTCATCTTGCGTATCCGCGATGAACTTTTGCATTTTCTCTTTGTATTCCAGATGACCAGCTTTGTACTTAGCAAGTAAGTATGAAAACTCGCCTTGTTTATAGTCAGGATCTGTCTTGTTTTCTGGTTTATCTAGTGCTGTTTTCAGAACAGTTGCTGCTGTATCAAAGCATTGATTAATTGTTTGCTTGTCTTTTTGTTGCATAGTAAAGATTTGGCATTTAGCTAGATACAAAGCAGGATTTTCAGGCTTTCTTGCAATTTGTTTCTCATTTAAAGCCAATGCTTCATCATACATCTGTGCAGCTAAGTACACATTCATTTGAAGCATTTCTCGCTTGCCCTGATCTTCCATTGTGTTGATTTCAGGCAGTAACTCTTGCATTCGTTTTTTTAGAACGTCTGGGCTCTCAAGAGAATACTTCTGCACATACTCATTATGTTTTTCCAAAATCTGCTGATCTCTAGCAGATAGTTTTTTAGGCGCTGGAGTTTCAGTTTTTGCCGCCGACTGATTTGTGCTTTCAGAAGCTTTACTACACCCACCCAGAAGTGCTGTGCCAAGAATAATTAAGGTAAGTGTCTTTCTCATTTCTTCCGTCTTGCTGCTGATGTAATTGTAAATTCATGCACTACATGAGGTGGATTTGTAACAACTGTTCCACCATCAAACTTGGCATCATATTTCATTGTCAATTGAACTGTGATTACTGATAAGTCTGGGGGAGGTAGTTTAATTTCGCAACTACCGACAGGTTGCCTATCATTTTCCGTATTCCAATATCCCTTTTCCACTTTCAATCTCACAACATCACCTATCTGCTTTTTGTCTTTAAACAGACGCAATGCTGCTTGAGGGTAAATTGTTGCATCCCCTTTTAAAGCAGGAGGTAGTAAAGTTGCAGTCACGAATAGATTTTGTTTTTCAAATTTATATGAGACTTCAAATGTACAAGCACCGGACATAGCTTGCATAGCTAAACCGAATAATGTTGCTTTATCTTGATCGTATGGATATAGCCAAGGTTTAAAAGGAACCATTGTGGTTTTAGTATTCTCTATGTAGTAATTCTCGTACTCATCTTTTACAAAGGTGTCTGTTGCTGGTTGTTTTTGAGACATAGGGGCTGGTGATGATTTAGCAGCAGAAGATGCGGCTCCACCGCCGTTGTCTTGAACGACCAAATTTTGTTTTGGTAGAAGTTTACAACCACATGAAAGAGAGTCATTAACACGAGCAGCAGCTTTACCGAAAATTTGCATATTCGGATCGCCAGATACAATTGTTGCGACAATTTTATGTGTTGGGCAGGTTGCTTTATCACCGACACAAGCAACGGCAATGCCATCAATTAGAAACAAACTGTTCCCTGAGATTACTTGACCGCCTCCTGTAGTTGGACAGCCTATAGTTATGTATGGGGTAGCCAAATCTATACCTTCTTATTTTCATGAAGCAGAGCAATGTTAACAAAGAGGGATAGACAGTGCTGTATAGTTTTATTTATCTGGATGCTCAGCTCATACGATCAAGAGTAATGTGAATCTATGTATTTGAGTGAAAGTAATATAAAAAAATCCTCAATTGAGGATTTTTAAAGCTCAGTATTTATAAAAATACTATTTTACTTTTAAATTAATATATTGAGACATTTCAGAATTTACGATATCAAGTATTTCTTTATTAAATAATTTTTTAGAAGTCTTCATATGATTTGTCATTCTATTTAATTCAAAAACTGATTTTGATTGTGATAAGTCTCTTAGCATTCCTCCAATAGATCCTCTGTAATATCGGATTCGAGATAAATCTAGATTAAGATCAGTGTCAAAAGTCTTTTCATAAATCTTTAAATCGATTAGAAATTGTTTATAGAGCTCTTCGCATTCATTGCGAAAAATACTTCTTCTTTCTTCACATTCGTTAGCTATTTTTTCTGCCTGATCGATGAAATTCTGACTAATTTCAGGGAAGCTTTTTGCGATAAATATATGTTTTTGTGTCATTACATACTGATGATAATAATCAAGGTAACTTACAAGTTTATATAAAGATGTTTGTGTATTTTTAGCAAGTTCAGATCTATTTATGCCAGTTTGAGATTCTCTCCAATCATTAAATAAATTAGCTGCAATTATTGCTGCCCCAATAGTAGCTAAAGCTGAAAGTATACTTACTGTTAGAGACCAAGCTTCTTTTAATGGGTTATCAATTTGATTATAGGAATATAGCCAAAGAGTGAAAAAGAAAAATATGATACAAATCGAAGTAATCCAACCAATGGTATCTATTAATAAAACTTTAATTTTTGAATTCATAACTTTGAGTACTTCTGAGATTAGCTTATTTTAGATAATCATAAATATTAATCTAGTCGAATAAATGGAAAATTCTTTTAAGTTTTTGATAGTGAAACGAGCAGAAATTTGCTCAAAAATTTTAAAATCCGACGAAAGTGAGCAAAAAATTGCTCATTTAGTTATGAGTGGTAGTTCATCCCATTTAAATGGATTCCTAGTTAATTTGTCTCGTGACATTGACCAGTTGCGACCTGGTACATAACACGAACTTATACCGAGTTTTTTCTTTCCGAATTTAGTGTGCACGCTATCTAGTGTTTTCATCAACTGTTCTTTCTTTTCTATTGCATCAAAATCTGTGAGCAAGTCATATGTATGGCCAGCCTTGGGTTCTAGCCCAGTTAATATGACACCACATTTTTTATACTTAATATCTTCTTTATAAATGTGAGATACCATTTTTGTAGCGGCTTTTACGAAATCTAACGCACAATCTGTTGGCTGTGAAAATGAGCCGGTTATTGACTTGCTATAGAAAGGTACATTTTCATCAAAAGGACTAGATTGAACAAAAACAATAAGACACCCGCATAATGACTCATCATCTCTCAATCTCTTACAAGCTTCTTGAGCATGCATCGCTATCGCTTCTTGAAGGTCAATGAGTTCTGTAACTTTTGCACCAAAAGAACATGACTTAATAATTTGCTTTTTAGAGGGTGGGGTGTCTTCAATTTCAAGGCAAGAGATGCCTTGCAGCTCATTAATTGTACGAGCCATCACAATAGAAAATCTTCTTTGCATCTCCCTGGGTTCACTACATGCGAGATCAAATACAGTGTTAATTCCCATTGATTGAAGCTTTTTAGCGTGCTTACGGCCAACACCCCAAACCTCAGAAACATCAATCTGCGCGAAGTAATATTCTTTATTGCAAGGGTCCATGTTTACCAAATCGCAAACGCCATTAAACGATTGATTTTTCTTAGCTATATGGTTAGCAATCTTCGATTCTGTTTTGCTTCTACCGATTCCAACGCACACAGGTAATCCAAGCCATTTCCATATTTTTAAGCGCATATCTTGAGCGACCTTTTCTAGGTCAAAATTTTTTTCATAAGCTGAAAAATCAACAAAACACTCATCTATTGAATATTTCTCAACATCTTCGTCAGTTACATACGATGCAAGAATTTTATGAAATCTGCGCGACATTTCAGCGTAAAGTTCATAATTACTAGAGAGAACAATTACATTGTGCTTTTGTACGATTTCTCTGATTTGGAATAATGGCACACCCATTTTTATATTTAAGATTTTTGCTTCATTACTGCGCGCAACGGCGCAGCCGTCATTATTTGATAAAACGATGACCGGCTTATTGTTTAAGCTTGGATTAAAGACTCTTTCACATGAGACATACATGTTATTTACATCTATGAGAAAAAAGACTTTATCTTTGTGCCTCATGATTTTTTTCTTGCATTTTTTAGAATATAGGTAACCACGCCCCAAATTATTAGTTCTTGCCCGTCATGAAGATGAATATCATCATAATCTGGGTTTTCAGCTTTTAACCAACGCTCATTTTCATCAATCATTAAGCGTTTAACAGTAAAATCATTATCTATAAGTGCAACAACAATATCGTTGTGTTTAGCATCAAGACTACGATCAACAATCAACTCATCATCAATATCAATGCCAGCGTTAAGCATCGAAAGTGATGCCACTCTAACAATAAATGTTGCTTCTTCATTTTTAATTAGGTGCTCATTCATGTCGAGAGTTCGATCAACATAATCTTGAGCAGGAGAGGGAAAACCAGCTGAAACTTTTTCTATAGCTAAAGGTATTGAAAAAAAAGTAGTAGGTGAAACTAATTTTATGGATTCAACCTCACTCAATACCTTGCCAGCATTGAGATGTGGTTTAATTTCGATAATGGAATTGGGGATAATGCTCAT